ATGCTGATGACTGAACTGTTTAATTAAGGAGGATTTTTATGACCCTCCAATATCAGGAAATCTATGATAGATTTCTACAGAAAATTACTGATTATTCTTTTTTAGAATATGATGCTAACTTTATATACGACTCTATGAAAGGTTGGCTGCACTCTGCTGCGTCTCAACCTCTTGTTAGAGCAAAATTTTCTACACTAAGTTTTGACGATGAAATTATTGAACTCAATTTTGCACTTAATATATCTGTTGATGACGATTCTGATAAATATTTTGTAGCAGAAATTCTATCTCGTGGCATGGTCATTGAATGGCTAGAGCCACAAGTAAAATCTCAGCTACATATTAATCAGTTTTTTGGCGGTAAGGAACAGAAATGGTTTGCACAGGCAAATCATCTGAATTCCTTAAGACAGATGTTAGAAGATGCAAAAAAAGAACAGCGAAAAATGATTCGTGACTATGGCTATGTTAATAATTCCTACATTGGTGGTGAAGCGTAATGCAGCATAAGTACGGAGAATTTTCAGAAAATCAAATTTCATTGACAAAACAAAGACTCAGAAGAGAAATCTTCTTTTTACTTTTATGTGTAGATCCTGAGACAAAGGATGATTATCAAGATGTTGATGTCAACACAGCCATTCGTGGTGTTCTATACAAACTGGGTGGACTAAATAGTGTGCTTTTTGAGCCACCTGCCCTTGTCCTTGCAATCAGTTTGTTAGAAGAAGCGTTGATTCAATATAGTAAATCAGACTTTGACTTTTTTGTGTACCGGAAGTTAATTCTTGACGCTGGCGCACAGATTTTGAAGATCGAGGAGGTATGATAATATGCCCTCTTTAGACCTTTATAAACAAAGATTACAACAGCGTGGAAATACGATTGGTCAAGTACATAAGTATAATTCTGATCAAATTATGGAACAAACTTGGGATAGAGATATTCAATCTAAAATTTGTTACATTTACGATTATCATCACGACGATCAGTGGTGGAAAAACACTGGGATTACTCATGAAGGCACGACTAAAACACGTATTGACGCTAAATTTTCTATTGTAAGATACCAGTCCACTGATACAGACGTTGTAGATTATCATCTACAATTCCGCCCTTCCCAGAAGGTACAGTTTGATAAATCAGATGAGCTGTATTATTACGAAACAGATTACAGAGAAAAGTATGGTGCGACCTTTCCGATTGGGATGCTGATTGATATTCCTAACGAAAAAGGTGTCTATGAGAAATGGATAATTTGTGCTGAAGAACCTACACTGCAGTTTAAAACTTATATCATTCTGCCTTGCAATTATCTTCTTCATTGGATTGAAGTTAGTGGCGAACAGAAGATTAAGAGAAAAATGTGGTGTGCTACAAGAAGCCAGAGTTCCTACAATTCCGGTTTATGGCAGAGTGATATGGTTCAAACTATCGAACAACAGTTTAAAACAATTCTACCAATGAACTCCATTACTGAAAATCTGTTTTATAAAACTGGAAATAATCAAAATACACGTTTCGTTATTTCCGCACCAACATCACAACCTCTTGTTTGGCAACTCTCTAAGGTTGAACATATGGTTGTTGGTAACTTTGGTCTTATGAGATTAACCTTTGCTCAAGATCAATGGAACACAGTAACTGACCATATTTGCAAAGATGAATTATTCCCAGATAGAACAAAAGATATTTTTGCGATGTATGCCAATTACTATGCTGGCTCCACAACAATAGAGGCGACAGATACAACTATGTCAAAAATCGAACCAATTATGAAGTGTAAACTTACTTGTGCCACAAACACAATTAAAGTTAACGGTGGTTACAAAACAATCACTGCAAACTTCTATGATGGTTCAGATAATGACATTACCGAAGAATATATATCTTCTATTACGGCAGACAGTTGGAAGTTTATGATTGACAAAATCGACGTTTCATCAGAACTGGTTTCCACTATCATACCGAGTCAGAAAAATAAAATAAAGGTTAAATTTACTGGCAATCGAGATTATTTGACGAAAAATCTTAACGTTGAATGTCATGCTGGCACATTTGTAGGCAAGTTAGATTTAGAAATAGTTGCAACATAAGGAGGCGCATATGGAACAGTTATTGACTAGAAATGATATTCTGGACAAGCTGCGTGATTATGCTATCAATCCAGATGATGATGTAATTATTTTTAAAGAACGTATCAAGGAATCGTTAATTCGTTGCCCAGAACTGCTTTATGCTTTGAATAACAAAGAGCTGGAAGCAGAACTTTTTAACGAGGACGGAACTTTGAATGCATTCTATGATGAGAATGGAGATATTGTTCCTACTGGCGAATGGGATAGATACTTCGGATATAATATTCGTGATGGTATTTTTATTCCAGAAGTTCAACACCAGACTGATGTTTTTCTATGCTATACAGTTGGATGGGATGAAGGTCCAAGATATAATGACACAGAGTGTTATGTACAAATTACATTTACTGTGCTGTGTCCACAGGCGCCAGAAATTGCACATGACACAGAAACTGGATTGTCCAGACATGATCTTATCGGAAGTATTGTCCGTGAAAGATTTAATTGGTCAAATGTATTTGGTTCTAAATGTAAAATGGTTTACAACAAAGAATCAATTACTGATACGCACTTTTTAACCAGAACTATTGTATTCGAAACTACGGTTCCTAGATCAATTGTAAAGACGGCTAGAAATGGTAACACTTCTATTATCAATTACAAGGTAAGGAAGTGATTTTATGGATGATAAAAAGGTTTTGGAAAAAATGCAATCTGTTAGTACAGATATGCGAGAAAAAAGTGCCAAAGAATCTGCAGAAAATACAGGTGAAAAAGAAGCTAATATTAACTTATTAGAACTTTTCTTTTGTGAGCCACATGTTGTTCCGCACGAAGTTGGGCTACCAATTACTATATATCAACCCACAGTTGAAGACTTTATTAGATATGGAGAAGATAGTGTTTATGGTTTGATAATGCCATTCATTTCTAACTCTACTACATACAGATTGCAATTGTGGAAAAGTGGTGTTGATTGGAACAAAGTGTCTGATTATGAAATGTTTCTAAGTTTGTTTACCGAAGATTATGCAAAAGAATATGCTGAATGTTCTCATATATTATTCGGTGATTTAGATATTAGTAAGTTTGAACCTATTGTTGACACTCAAGGAGACGAACCTCGTGCGGCTCTATACAACTTTGAACAAAAAGTTTTTATAGATGAAAAAGTATATAAACATATAGCTACATATGTTCAAGCAATGTTTAACGCAAAGCCGAAGGTTGAATTTGCAAAAGGTAAAAGTAACAAACTTGACTGCATTTTTGAAGATGAACAAAAATTGAAACACCAGAAAAAAGAAGAACATAAATCGAATATGCTTAACATGCTCTCTTTTTGTTTAAATCATCCCGGATTTAAATATAAAAAGAGCGAATTAAAAGAAGTTGGTATTTTCGAATTTATGGACTCCGTGCAGCGTTTAAACCTTTATGAAGGTACTAAAGCATTGGTAAATGGTGTTTATTCTAATCCATTTTTGGATAGTTCAAAATTAAATAAAGAAGAATTGAATTTCATGAGGAGCCTAAAAGATTCGTCATGATTTTTTATTTTATAAAGAAAAATTAAAACAATGAAAACTATAATTCCGAACGTTTAAGGAGGAAATAATTATGGCTTTTAGACTAGGCGATATTATTATCGATAGACTGCAGTATGGTTGGGCAGAAGACTTTGATGGCAACCACCTGTACACACTGACACAGTTACAGGAAGCAACTATCGAAATCACATCCGATCCTATCGAAGTTAGAGATAAAGACGGCAATCTGGTAAAGAAAATTTACAGATCTAAAGATGGTGCATTCAATGCTCAGAATGCATTCATTAACACAGACATTGTTGCTGCAGCTTCCGGTATTAACCCTATTTTTGCAGCAGACACAGAAGGCGGCATCAAAATGCCTAAAATTATGCACGTTGCTAATGCAAACGGCGTAAACGGCACAACAGTTAATATTGCAGTATACGGTGACGATGTTCCTGAAGAAGAAAAAGACACTGTAGAAGCTGCAGACATTAGAGTAGTTGGTCAGATTGGTGGCAGCAAAGGTGCTGTTTACACACTGGCTGGTTCTGATGAAGATAGCACACAGGGTACAGCAGATGCAACACACTTTGCATTTGTTGATGGTGTTCTGCACCTGCCTCTGGTATCCGAAGCAGAAGCTCCTGAATTCCTAGTAAGATATACAAGAACAAGAAAAATGGGTGCTGTAATTAGAAATCAGGTTACAAAATTCCCTAAATCTTGCAGACTGATTCTGAAAGCAGTTTACTTCGATCCTTGTGACAAAGATACTCTGAAAGGTATGTATGTTGAACTGCCTAGCTTCATGGTATCCCCTGAAATCTCCATCCCTCTGAACACAGAAGCTCAGATCGATTTCAATGGTGACCTAGAAGTTGACTACTGCAGCGCTGACAAAACACTGTACAACATCTACTTCCCCGGTGACGAAGAAGAAGACTAATATTAAAAGATTCTGGCGTACCAACTCTGGTGCGCCAGTATTTGTTTAAAGGAGGTCTTTGAAATGGGCAAGTATACAAAACGTTGTGCTGTTTGCGGCAAAATGTATGAATATTGTAACACATGTAACGCATATGCAAATTTGCCTACATGGATGACAATGTTTCACGATGAAAACTGCAAAAACATTTTTGAAATCACTAGCGCGTATTACGCTGGATCTCGTTCTGACGAAGTAATTCGCGAACAACTTCTTTCTTGTGATCTGTCTGATAAAGAACAGTTTACAAAGAAAACACAAGAAGTAGTTGAAAAATTAATTGAAGCTCCCAAGCGTAAAACTGCAAGAGCTAAGAAAAAAGTATTAGAAACAGTTGTTGAAGAAGTTGATGTTGAAACAACACCTTCTATTGCAACAGTTGAGGAAGTTTTGGTTACAGAAGTTTTAGAAGCAGAAGAATCCAAATACGTTGAACAGTGATTTTTAATTGAACTCATATGGGAGTACGCATCACTATTCGACGCGTATTCCCGTTTTTTTACTTTTGATGATTGAAAGGATATGAGTTTGATGAAAATGACAACAAATTTGAAAAATACAAGAGATTACAGTCTTAAAGAGGTAGTCCGAATTGTAAATATTAAACAGCAAATTGCATATATGTCTTCCGGCGTTTATCCCATTGATATGTATGTTAGCATAGATGACAAAACAAATAATAGTATTATAGTTATGATTTTCTTAAAAGAAGACACCAAGGAAGTTTATCAGAAATGGTGTAATTATGAATTGGGTTGAGATGAGGTGATGTTATGGGATTATATCTTGATAACGCAGCGACCACCCCGCTACGCCCAGATGTAAAGCAGTACATAATTGATATTTTAGATATATATGGAAATCCATCTTCTGTTCATCAGATTGGCGTACAAGGAAGAGATATTATTTTAACTGCCAGAAAAAATGTTGCAAAGTTTATTAATGCAGATGAAGATGAGATTATTTTTACATCTTCCGGTTCTGCGGCGAATAATTTGGCAATCATGGGATATTTGGATGTTGATCATAGAAATGACTATAACGTTTTCTACTCTCCAATTGCACATAAATCTATTCTGAAATGTATGGACAAATATGGTTTTCGTGCGGAAGCTTTGAAAGTTGACAGTAAGGGAATTATTGATTTCATAGATTTGAATGATAAATTATGCCACAGTACAGAAAAATTCCTTGTTGTTGTTGATTATGCAAATTCTGAAATTGGCACAGTCCAAGACGTTCGAATAATTACAAAACTTGTTCATGCCTACGGTGGGATTGTTGCATTAGATTGCACAGGCTCTATTCCATATATTCCTGTTGATGTAAAAGATTTGGATGTAGACATGATTATGTTTTCTGGGCATAAACTTGGCGCATTAAAGGGATGTGGTGTTCTGTATAAGAAAAAACACATTACCCTCTCCCCTCTTGTTTATGGCTCTCAAGAGCAAGGTTTGTTTGGTGGTACAGAAAATGTAATTGGAATTGCTAGTTTAAGCAAGGCGGTAGAAAATTATAACTATGATAGTATTGCAGATGAAAGGCGTTTATTTTTGTGGAATAGATTGTACGAGTTAGTCACTAACATTGAACTGGTTGGCGATAGAGAACACAGACTCCCTTATAATCTGTATGTTTGCGTCAAAGGAGTGTCAGGTGAAGCGTTAGCTATTATGCTAGATTTGAACGGATATTGTGTATCCACAGGTTCTGCATGTAATAGTGGATCTTTACAGGCATCCCCCACTCTTCAAGCAATTGGCATGGATGAAACCGATCAGTTGTGCTGTGTAAGAATTACGCTAAATGGTAATGAGACATACGAAGAACTTGTGGATTTTAGCAAGGTATTCGCTGATTTGGTAAATGGATTGAGGGCGATGGGATATGAATGATATTAAATTGGTGATAGATAATGATATCTTATTAGAATACAACAAATATTATTTTAAACTTCATCCAAAAGCAAAAAAACCTCCAATTGAAAAGCCTATACATCCTAGTATAAACGAATGGATGATTATGAAACGTCCACAAATGAATTCTGTTAAACAAAAATGGAAAGATTTTATGGTTTGGATGATTGAATATTATGGATACACTGGTTTACAGATTGAAAAATGTGAAATAAAGGTAATTACATATTTTAACATTAATCGTAGACATGACGTTGACAATTGTACGCCGAAGTTTATTTTTGATGGGTTAGCCGAAAGTGGTTTTATTGTAGATGATGACAGTAAGCATTTAACTTCTTTAACATTAGAGGTTGGTGTTGATAAAGAAAATCCAAGAACGGAGATTTATGTAAAAATTAAAGAATAAAACCAGCGAATGCTGCCCTGTTACTCGCTGGCTAAAGAAAGATTATGGCATTTAACTAAATATATAAAAAGAACCATGTACTTTCCAGCATGGTTTTAAAAAACATGATGATATAATTTACCCTCACTAGACAGAGGAAATGATTATAGTTTTAGAACCCATACTAGTACGATCAGACGTTCTAGCACCTGTACTAATATATCGAGATCAATATACATACAATCACTTCCTTTCATATTAGACAAGCAAGTTGCCTAACGAAAGAGAATGTTGTTTGCAACCGAAAAACGAAACATTAGCCTGTCCGGTGGCAGCCGCAAAACGCAAACCATTTCATGTCTAGCTCCCTACGAGATAGTGGTGACTATCTCTTCGGTCAGATTTTGTCTGACCTCCTCCTCGGTTATTATTATATCATCATGTTTTATTTTGTAAAGATTTGGACATGTGATTAGAAGGAGAAATGAATATGGAAAATAAAGTTGAACTTAAATTTGAAAATAAAGTTGAAAACAATGATTCTATCACTGTAGTTGCTGATGAAGTAAGTGTAGCAACAAAGAAAATTACAGTACAGGAATTTGTAGATACATATAAAAAAACACCCGAAAGACAAAGGGAATCTTATTTAAAATCTCTAGTTGTCACGGACTATGTTCCATTTGAGATGAAAGTTGCGTTGATGTTGGATCTAGTTCAGAAAACACACATGGACAATGGTAACGTGTCTGTCAAATCCCCTCTTTGTTATGCACTGTTTATGAATCTAATTGTTGGTGAATATCTAGCAGTTGAGATTGATAAAAACAACCAGATGAAAGATTTTAATATGATGAATAAAGCAAAATTATTTGATGCACTGATGTTTTCTGGTGAAGATGGCTCTATTGTTGACGAAAATGAACTAGAGGAATTCAAGATGGTTCTTGATATGGTTAAGTCTGATTTTATGACAAATAATTTTTCTATACATGCGTTTGTGTACGAACAGATGAATAGAATTGTTGATGTTGTAAAAGCCGTAATTGAACCAATTGTGGAAGAACTGGATAGTCAGTTTAAGAATGTAAATATTGTTGATTTGTTAAAAAGAAAAATGAACTAAACGTGTTAGGTTACGGATGCAACTTAACACGTTTTTATTTTTATAAATGGAGATGGTTGTATGCCGACTTATACGGGTGGTTTGAAAATAAATGATAAAGAAATGCGAAAGTATGTAAATAGTGTTATTGATCAAACAGTCAACAAAGCTATTTTAGTAGGAAATAGCGTAAACAAAGAACTTAGACAGCTAACTGTAAGACAATGGTTTAAGGAAAACAAATTTCCAAACTCTTATTACACTTTGTACAATTCATTATATTTTGAAAAACCGAAAGTAATACAAAAAAGAACTTTAATAACTATTGATTTTACGTCCGGTTTTGATCTCAGTTTATATGACATTGAACATACAAGTTTGTATAGACAAAAAAGTAAATATGGAAATATTGATGCAACGTCTTACATTGTTGAAAGCTTGCAATGGAACAGGGGTATTATTGGTCTGCCACTTCATTCAGATTTTGGGTATACAAATTGGGAGAACAGATACTTTTATCAATTCCAGTCTTTAAAAGATTATACATATTGGAAATACAAATACAATTGGAAGAAAAAAATAAACTCACATTGGAAAGTTCGAGGAAATAAATATGTTAAATCATTTTCCTCTAGATAATATAAAAGGAGGAAGATAAATTATGCCTGATCGTAAAATATTGGGCGAAGCAACTGCTCGCTTAAATATTGACACTTCTGATATTGCAAAGAATTTAACGGATGCTTTGCAAGGAGCGCAAAAAACTGCAGACAAAAATCCAATTATAGTTTCAGTAGATTTAAAAAATAAAACTATTGGTAGTATAAAAAGTGGGCTATATACATACAAGAAAATATTTAATGAAACGTCAAAGCTGCAAGCTGATATTGATAAGAAAAAGCAACAAGGATATGACAAAACTGCAGTTGCAAATTATATTGAAGAATATTTATGGAACGCTTGGGGAAAGTTCAATGTAAGAAAAGATAAAACTCACATAGAACATCAAGGAGATTTTATCGCTGCTGTTCAAGCTGCAAAAGCACTTGGTTTTTCTAATTTTCAAGATGATAATAAACCAATAAAAACAAAATACGAATCTTTGAAAAATAGTTTTGGGTATATTCCATTAAAAAATATTAAAGATAGTGAATCCCATTTAAACCTTATTGAATCATCACTTAACGAAATAGAGTCAAGATTACAGGTTATTAACGATAGCATTGAAAAAAATGCATATTATAGTGCCAAAACATTTATTGACGAGGAACAAAAAAAGCAAAATAAAATAAAACAAACAACAGATGTCATTTCGGAAGAGTTAAAAAAACAAAAGTTGTTAGGAGAAACAATTCGACTCTCTACAAAAAATAACTTAGAACGTTTTAAAGTAGACCTTCCGTCTGAGCTTTTTCAGGAAGAGTTGTCATACGGCTCTAGTGACAAAAATTTAATGATTGAATTTGTTGGTTCTGGAGATAATAGTGGTTTTAGCAGAGAACTTGCAAACAAAGTGTATGATGCCGCGCAAACTAAAATTTCAGACATTGATACATCTGTTCATACGCATCCTGAAAATTATATTGCAACTCCAAGTTACGATGATCTCGAACAATTTGCAAATCTTGCTTCTGACGGTGTAAAAAAACATATAGTTGCCGCATTAGGCGAGGTTACAACGATTGATTTATCTGAAATTTTTAAAGATGACAACTATGAAATTTCTGATAAGTATTATGACGCAGTTAAAGAATATGAAGATTGGTATAACGATGTTTTTATAAGTGAAAATTTTAGTAAGGAAGATAATGCTAATTTAAAAAATATCGAAACAAGATTAAAATCATTGTATGATTACAACGGAGATGATGCGAGATTACAATTTGATACAGACAACGTTTTTATGAGAAATAAATTGATGTCTATATTTGAAAAATATGGATTATCAAATATCATAAAAACTACAAAGATGTCAAATGTTTATGACAATGATAATTTTGAACAGATTAAAAATAATGCCTCTTCTATATTTACAGGCTTATTGCCGTTAACAAAAGAGGATCGACAATCATTTATATCCTTACAAGACAATATTAATTCGTTATCTGACATAAAAGTCAATACAGATAGTATTGATAAATTAAAAACTTCTGCGGATAGTGTGACAGAATCACTGAAAGAAATAAATAGTGCATTTGATAGCAATACGTTGTCAAATGGATTAAGTGAGATAAATGGTGATCTCAAGTCTATTGAAACGCAGGCAAAAGAAACTGAAAATGCGGTTGATAATATTAGTCAACCTGCATTTGTGTCCAATGATGAAGCTTTTAAAAATGATGTCGAACAAACTCAAGTATCGCTAAAAACGTCAAAAGAAGCTGTGGAAGAATTATTGGAGGAAAGACGTAGGTCATTAAACTAGCAAGGTCAATCAAGTTTTAATACACAAGATAAAAATAACAGAAATATTTTTGACGGTATACCAACTGAAGCACAAAATCTTAAACCTGTTGAAGATCAAGTTGATAAAATCACAGAAGCAGTTGATAGAAAAACTAGAGCATTCAAAGAAGAGGAACAGGTTGTAATTGGAATCGCTCAACGCGAAGTTAACGAGCTTGATGTTCTTCTTGGTGAAATTTCTTTAATTCAAAAAGAATTAAGAGAATTAACTAATATACCTATTAAAATAGATGCAAATGCCAATGAAGGCGACGAAATAATTAATAAAGAGGCGATTGAATCTCTCGAAAAATTAAAATCGCTATTATCAACAGATTCAGAATGGATTAAAGATTTAAGTCAACTGTCAAAATCAATTAAAGATTTTTCTGTTAAAAAGTCTGTTGCAAGTAATTTGATTGACTTTACCATTGCTTTAAATGAATTTATCCAAGAACTAAATAATGTTGATTTGAGTAAAACAACATTTCTTGCTGATATAAACGCACTTCTTGACAAAGGCGATCAGTTACAAAATTTTGCGTCAATTTTACGCTCAAAAGAAGTAAGTAAAGCTCTTAGTACACAGAAAAAAGAACAGAAGAGCAAAAAAGATGAAGCACCAATTGACTATGCCGAAAAAGCAAGAAATGCAATTACGCAATTGCGAGCAGATTTTTCTAAACTTGTTGACACTAATAATTTCAAAAAAATTGTCAATCCTATTGATGCTCAAGCCAACAATGTAACCACAAAAGAAGGTTTTGAGCAATTGGCTCAAAGTATTGCGATTGCGCGTAAAGAATTAACTGTTTTTCAAAAGCAACAAAAAGATGGTTGGCAAAGTACAAGTTTTAAAAATATGTCCGACGCTCTAGACCATTACAAGAAAAATCTAAATGCTACAATAAAATCTAGTGTAGAAGACAGTGATGGTTCTATCAAAGAATTTACAGCAGAATTTAGAGATGCAGAAAATCAACTTGTACAAGTTAGAGTTGCTGCGAACGGCGCAGAACGAGCCGTTCAAGAATTGGTAAAAGTCAAACCGGACGTTGGCGCATGGGGTAAGTTTACTGGGCAAATTGGTGAGACTTTCAAATACTTCAAACATTACCTAACTGGCTATTTCTCCTTGCAAGAAATAATTCAGGCGGTTCGTTACGGTGTTAGATCCATTGTAGAGCTTGATACCGCAATGACAGAACTGAGAAAAGTCTCTAAAGACTCTTCTTATGCTATTGATAACTATTTCTCCGTAGCAACTGAAAGCGCTAAAGAACTAGGTGCCACAGTTGGTGACGTACTAAATGCAACAGCGGACTGGTCTAGAATGGGCTATAATCTGGCTGACGCAAAAGAACTTGCAGAAGTATCTACTTTATATATGCACGTTGGCGATGGCATCGACATCGATCAAGCGTCCTCTTCCCTAGTGTCCACGATGAAAGGTTTCCATTTGGAAGCACAGGATGCTATGGAAATTATCGATAAATTCAATGAAGTTGCAAACACAAACCCTATTGAATCTGGTGGTATTGGTGAAGCGTTGCAACGTTCTGCAGCCTCCTTCTATACTGCAAATACAGATTTATCAAGTGCAATTGCACTGATTACTGCTGCAAACTCAGTAATTCAGGACCCTGAAAAAGTTGGCAATATGTGGAAAACGGTGTCTGCCCGTATTCGTGGTGCTGCTACAGAAGTAGAAGCTATGGGCGAAGACACAGAGGGAATGGTTGAATCCACTTCTAAACTTCGTGAACAAATCATGGCTATGACTGGCTTTGATATCATGAAGGATGAAAATACCTTCAAAGATATGAGAGAAATCATTGTTGGTATTGGTAAAGAATGGGAAAATCTAAGTGATATTGACCAAGCTGCATTACTAGAAAAATTAGCAGGCAAAAACCATGCTAACACATTGGCAGCCGCACTATCTCAGTATGAGATGATTGAAGATGTATACCAAACTGCAGAAAACAGTGAAGGTAGTGCGTTAGAAGAACAGGCAGAGTACATGAAGTCTCTGCAATATTCTATTGACAAAGGTAAGGCAACTGTACAAGAATTTTGGTCTACCCTATTGGACTCTGGATTTCTGAAATCCGCATTGGATTTTGGTACAAAAGCTCTGGGTATTTTTACAGAACTTATTGACACACTAGGTACAGTTCCAACTTTACTGACAACAACACTTCCACTTTTACAGAATACAAAATTCTTCCCGAAGGACTTTAGATTAACTTATGTTACTTGTCATGGTATACTAGTCCCCTATTACATATGATTGTCAGCATGTCGTGCAATTAGTGTAGTGGGTGTTTGACAAGATGATCGTTCATCAGAGTCAAGAAGTCCTTGAGCGAAAGCTCTAAATATGCCGAATATCGGTTAAAGCCGCGCCTAGAAATAGGTATTGATTACACTGAAATAAAAACTCCATGTGGGTGTGTAACAACGAAGGTTTGGTCAGACCGAAGCGATACAAAATAAAATGAAAGTGTGATTTCATTGTATCGCTCGACAGGGCGACAAGGCACGACTGAAAACAGACAATGGTGTTTTTGGTTGCAATATACGCTCGGAAACCAGAGGGAAAGCCTCTGAGAAGCGAACAGAGGAACGAACTTAATGAAACATTGCTTTCATTATGCTCTGCTTAGTACATATCACACAACTCATTGCTGACTTGGAAAAACAGAATGAGTATAAACAGAAGGTAGAGAGCTAACCCCTACCCTTTTTATTTTTAATCGTTTTTACAAGAATGTCCGTTTTTAAACCCTTGTTCTAATTTGAACAGAATTTCAGTATGAAGCAATTCTTCTACGTCTAAAAAAATGTCATCGTCTAAGTTGGCGCCCAACATTTTTCTTAATTCTTGATAAATTGGATCGCGTTCAATTAAACGGTATTCTTTAGAATTCAAATATTTGTTAAAATCTGATTTGTACATATTGCCTCTCCTTTTATATCCACAAGTTTGATGTTGATAATTTAGGGACAAGGGTTGATTTTATCATATCAGATTTTACAGAATATTACATATTTTGTTGACAACTACAAGAAAAATATTTCAGATAACCAGACGCCTATTTTCATACACAGAAACGCAACCAGCAGTCCGGCGAGAATTCCTGCTATAGCAGAAATGGCTGTTATTTGTTTTTCTGTGAACTTAGTTGCGAAATAGGTTTTGAGTTTCTGGATCATAGTTTTAGTTTCTTTAAATGATTTTGTAAAATTATATTGTATATTATAATTGCAGTTAAATGATTATAATATAATTAACTTTGTCACAATTTTATTGTCACACATAAATATATTAAAGTAGATATTTTATTTTTATTATTGTTATAACATATGGTTCATGGTACAATAATACAAACAAAGAAAGGAGGATGCTTAATATGACAAATAATACAATGATCAAACATCAAATGCATGAACTAAAAAAACGCGCTCAACAAAGAAGCATCTTACTTTCTGCAATAAAAACAGAAAAAGATGTTAAAGTTGAGAATTGTCATGCGGACGATTTACAGCAGTATGTGTACAAACAGATTGTGAGGGAGTAATGTGGATTTAAAACGTGGTGAAATTTATTATATTACATTTCCTTATACTTTAGATGAGAAATATCCAGAAGGAAAACCAAAATTTGTTCTTGTTTTGCAAGAAGGTGAATATTTTTCAAAATATGATACGGTTGAAATTTTGTTAATTACTTCCGACAAGCAATACAAACCAAGAGAGAAATATGCAACTGATGTTGAAATTGAACAGGGTACAACAAGATTAAACAGTAAATCTTGGGTATTATGTTCCCAGCCGTATCCTGTTGAAAAGAAGCTGTTTAATAAATCTGGTGTATGGTGTGCTGGCACACTGTCTCCTGAAAAGATGGATGAGATTGATGAGGCATTGTACATAGGTTTGTGTATGGGGTTACAGCATGATTTGGCATTAGAACCTGCAGATGAAGAAACTATTGTATAAAACAAAAGACACCTTTAGTAGGTGTCTTTTTCTATGTTCATTTACCACTTATACCCACAGTTCTTGCAAACAATATCCTGCACGAATCAATTGTTCAACCGCATATACTGCGTCAACTTTGTTGAACAAAGTTACATTTTCAGAATAATTTGTTACAGCTCCATCGGCAATAACACCAATAACCATTGATTCATGTTTACATGGTACATCTGAATCTAGATCAACATATCCTAGATATTCTCCAAGATACATTAAAACGCCTCTAACGGCATCGTTATTTAACCTCATTTATAAATCTCCTTGTGATTGATAGAAAGGTTGTGAAATTTATGTTAGATATGAGCTATCGTGTTGAAGCCGCAGAAATTGAATTACTGAAAGTTTGCGAAAAATACCACCTTCCAATATGTGTTTTCGAGCAATTATTTGATGAAATACTTGAAACTATGAAAAGTCAAGTCTATATGCCGTCTGTAGATTTCACAATCGAAGGCATTGAACATTTCAATCAAATGATAGAAGAATATAATGCTGATGAATTCCGTGTATGCTTTGGCAATGAAGCATTTCCAAAAACTCTTCAAGATACAAAAGAATTTAAGTTACATAAAGAATTTTGGGATTTGGATCGCAAACGTAGTCAGGAACCTATGGAAATCTAATCACCTAGGGTCCCACTTATGCCCACATTTCTGGCACACGTTTCTGGCGGAGCCGGAACCAACAAACCCAGTGATGATAGAGAAACCACGGTTGACTGTTGCGATAGCGGTGGAACCGCATTTGGGGCATTTGACAGTGTTTTTTTCTTGTTGTTTTGGACTCTGCTGCGGTGTCTGGGCTAACTGTGCTTTGAACTGAGATAATCTTAGGTTGTATTCAATAATGTCTCGCTCCTTTAATTCGTTCATAGCGAGAGTGAACTTAGGATCGTTAGAGATGCGTCTAATTGTTTGGAATTCTTCGCATGTTACAGTCATTTTAATTAAGTGTTGCTCTTTGTGGTTAGAACATACAGTGTCTGCCCATTTTTCATCTATAAATGTATCATCCATTCCGGGAACATAAATATTGCTATGACTTTCTTGCCTAATATTTTCGTTAGCACAAATTGGACAATATCTTAAATATATCTGCATACAATCACGCTCCGTCTATATCTTGTAACTTTCCAAGAGTTATATAAATTATATCATGTTATATTATCGTAGTAAACTATGACAACGACGGAAATTTGGTTACAATTGTTGATAGGTTAAAACAGTTGTCTAATGAACCAAAGAAATTAAACGCTGGAACCACCGATTTTGTTGACGCTTTAAAAAAAATAGAGGCAGAAGGTTCATTTGCGGGTAAAAACTTAGATAATCTTGCGAGCCAATTTGCAGATGTAGATAAAAACGTTCTTCAATCAGCAAAAGACATTCAAGCGGCTGGTGGCAGTCTTGATGAATTGGATGTTGCAATGGCTGGTGCTGGTAGCAATGCTAAAAAGTTTTCTAAAGCATTAAAGGAAACCGCAATCAATATGGGCGCTATGCTGGCTGTTATGGTTGCTCTTAAAGTCCTATATGAAATTTGGGACTGGATAAATGTCACAGTTGAAGAACAAAAAGAAATTGTTGAAAACTTAACAGCAGAAGTTGAAGATCTTCAAACAGCATATGATGAACTGGCAAGTTCTGGAAAACTGACTGACGCAGAACAAGAACGGTTAAATATGTTAGAGCGTCAGCTCGAAATAAAAAAAGAACTTTTAGCTTTAGAAAACAAAGAGTTAGCTGAAAAAGAAATTTTACAATCTAATCAAAATATTCTTGATGGAAATGATGGTATGCTTGGTGGGGCTGCGGACAATGCAATTGCTATTCACAGAAACATCAAAGCACTGAAAGAATATCGTGCCACATTGAACGAAATTGAGAATTTTGATAATTGGGGTGCTGTCGGTTTAGCGGAAATGGAAAAAGATGCTACGGACGTCCTCGAAGCACAACGAGTAGCAATATTAGAGCAACAGAATGCTGCACAAGAACGCTATAATCTGATCAATAATCATCTAGAAGCTGGAACATGGGATGACGATCCAGCAGAAAGACAAAAATGGGAAAAAGAGTTAGAAAGACAACAAAGCGTTATTGACGAATTACAATCACAAGAAAACGAAATCAGTATTGCGCTTGGTGTTGAAATTGATCAGTCGAAAGCAAAAGAATATATTCAAAATCAAGTTGATGGTGTAGATGCAACTTGGTTGCAAAGCCTATCTCAAGAAGAATTGACTTATTTGTTCCGTCTTAAAGATATTGGTCAATATTCTCCAGAAGACTTAAAAAATATGGTTGACGATCTTCGTGATTCTGCGAAAGATCCAATTGAGTTTGAAATAGTTTCTAAGTCTGAATATTTGGCAGAACTTGAAAAAACATCAGACGGTTTTGAAAAAGTTGCAGCCGTTTACAATGATGTAAAAGATGCTGGCGACTTTGATTTTAGCGCTCTTGCAAAAGATAGTGAGTTTTATACAACTTTCCAATCTGCAGGATCTGCGCTTGAGGATTTTATAGACATTGTATCAAACTCTCCTTCTGATATTAACGCCTGTCAAGACGCGTTTGATGAATTAGTAACAGCTTGGTTTTATGCACAAGACCCGTTAAAGAATATTACGGAAGAAACAAAAGATCTTACCGTCGCTTGGTTAAAACAAAAAGGTGTTACTAACGCCGCAGAAGTCGCAACGAGCGCACTAACAAGGGCTAAAGAAAATGAGTGGCTGGCAAGTAAGAACCTTACAGAAGCAAGTGAAGGTGAAATTAGGGCATTGATTGCAGAGGCAAAGTCTGCAAACATGTCCACATACGCATTAAATAAGCTACAGTGGGCGTTGTATCAAACCAGCAAAACAAGATTTTCTCTTGATGGTCAAATTAACGAATTTAAAAAGCTGTATCTGCAAGTAATGGGTACAGTTTCTGCGTTGTCAACTTATGAACAGATGAAATCCGGTAAAACCGGATGGGTATCACCTCGTATTCAGTCTGAAACTTTAAAAAATGAAGAACAGCTTGTTCAGTGGAAGATAGATAATGACGCACGAGATGCTTTGGCTGCAATTGACGACTATATGCCAACAGACGGTTCCTCCTCCGGAGGCTCCTCTTCCGACCCTTGGTCAGCCGAAATCGACAAGTACGAAAAGTATACCCGTGTCATCGAAGACCTTGAGTCCACCCTTTCTGACCTCAACAGAGCATACGAACATACAGACGATGTTGAAGAACGTATTGCGCTGAAAAACAAAGAAATAGAACTATACGCCCAACAGAAACAGGCAGTCGAAGACCTGAACAACGCCCGTGATGAAGAAATCGGTGCAAACGTAGACGCTCTTCGTAACCTTGGATTCAACATTGATTATGACCGTCTCACAGACGCCCTCACGATCCACAACAAAGAGTTAATCAATAACCTCAACCTTTCTGATGAACAGAAAGAAAAATATTGGGAACTCATTGAGAAAACAGAAGAACTCAATGACGCAAACAAAGAATCTACAGAACAGTGGAAAGACCTCTCCTACTCTATTCTTGACGTCAAGAAAGAGTTAGAAGAACTTCATAATGAACGTTTTGATGACGCAATCTCTGACGCAGAACATCTAATTGAACTGTTCTCTAATAGATCCGACGTTGTTGACGAAGACCTACAACTCATGAATGGTATTATGCAGTCCCTTGAAAAAGAACTGCAAGCTCTAATGAAAAAAGGCACAGATGCAGACAAAGATCGCATCAAAGAACTTCAGAAAATGTGGATGGATTATTATGATTCCCGCATTGAACGTGAAAATGAACTTCTTGAAAAGCAGCTCGAAGATCGTGATAGCGTACTGTCTGCAATTGACAACTTGTTTGAAGAACGTCTCGAAAACATTGATAAAGAAATTGAAGCTCTGCAGAAAACAAATGAAGAACGTAAATCTGCAATTGAACTGCAAAAGGCACAGGCTGCTTTGGATTCTGCAAAATCTCAGAAAACAAGAAGAGTTCTAAAAAGAGGCGTTGGTTGGGTTTGGGAAGCTAACGACGATGCTATTAAAGAAGCAGAAGAAAATCTAGCTGACATTGAATTTGAACAATCTATTGAAACTCTAGAGAAACAAAAAGAAGCTCTGGAGGAACTGCAAAACAAATGGGCAGAAATTCCTGATGAGTATGAAAAATATAGAAACGAACTGCTTGCTGAAGAACGTCTTGGTGCAGACTGGGAAGATGATGTTCTTGATGGCAGAATTAGTGTATTCAACAATTTCAAAGATGAATACTTTGATATCCAAGATCAGATTTATAAAAATACCAAAGAACTGAACGAACACATGGCGGACGAATATCAGAAAATGATGGATATGTTCGCCAAAATGATTGCGATGTTCAATATGCCACAGCCTGTTGTGGATACTGCTAACGCAGGTCATAGAGAATGGTATGTAAACAAAGATGGCAAAGCTCCTAAAGAAGCAAATGTTGGTGACATTGTATATACCAAAGGCGGTACTTATCGAATTGATGCCAAAGATGAAAATGGCAAATTCACAAGCACAAAGATTGATGATAAATCTACTGCAATTCCTGAAGGTTTATGGGGTACTGAAATCAAAAAAGGTACAACAGACTTAACAGATGTTGTTGGCATGAATGTCATTACAAATCAAGATTTAATTGCAAAGTCAGAAGAACAATTAGAGGAAATTAAGAAAAATATCCTTGAAAGTGATGAGTTACAAACATTCCTAAAAAATAATACTGACATTACTAGGGAAGATGTCGACGCTGTTCTAGAAAATATGGATTATACAGATATTCTGAGCGGCGAAACAGACGACAATACTGATGCCACAGATGATAATACCAAAGCATTACGAGATTTGATTTACAAACTTGCAAATCTTGAACTTGAAATTCCTCTTGAGGAATTACTTGAAGATCCATTTGCTGATTTGGATTGGGGTTCAATGACTTCAGACGAGAAGAGTTGGATCAAACAACTTCAAACTGCTTATGAAACTGCAATGCGTCAAGGCAATACTTACGCTGCTGAAACAATACTTAGACAGTTACAAGGTTATCATGATGGATATAGTGAAGAATATATTCAAATTGGTAAGAATGCATATGCTGCTGCAACAACACCTTATGGAAGTACAACAAACTCTAAAGTTGATTCTGGTTCTTATATTGCTCAATTAGAAGATGAACTTGAAAGAGCAAAGAAAAATGGTAGTAAAGAACTGATAGACAGATTAGAAAAGGCTATTGCTGTTGAAAAATATGGCTCTGGTCATGAAAAAGACTCTAATAGTAATGGTTATATTACTCAGTCTATTATTACTGCTGTAAACGCAGCCGAATCCTTTATGACTGCTGAAGAACTTAAGCAGAAGTATGATTATGATAATGGTGCAACAGATAATGGTTTTGACTATAACAAAATGGGACAAATCATTTCTGATAGAGTTCAGAGTGCAATCGAAGACCCAATTAATAATGGTTGGGTAACATATACCAAAGACTTTGGTGACCTATCTCAACAAGCTTACAAAGAAGATTTGCAAGAGATCAAGGATACTCTTGATAATGTTTATAATAGTACAAGTTCTTCTTATATTAATGGTGCTGTTGATAATGGATTGAATGTGGCTACAGGATCTAAAGGTTCCAATTCTTCTTCTGGTAGCAAAACATCTGGCCAAAAGATTCAAGATAAGTATGGAATGTCTGATAGTGACAAGGCCGCAATTAAGGCTGCACAGGATAAGTATAATAGTGCTACAACAAAGGCAGAAAAAGATGCCGCTCATAAAGAAGCAGAAGCTATTCGTAATAAATATGGATATTCTGGTGGTACTGATGGTTCTCAGGATATTCAAACTACAAATAAAAATACTAAAGCTGTAAGTGACAATACGAAAGCATCTACTTATTCTGGTGATGCTAGTAATTATTCTGGTGATGCAGCTTATGATGCTGCAGACAGTGTTAAAAGTAGTGCAAAAGAATTTTCTGATGCAGTTGGCGATGCTGCAAAAACTATAGCAAGTGCAAAATCTTCTAGTGGTGGTTCTAGTGGTGGTTCTAGTGGTGGTTCTAGTGGTGGTTCTAGTTCTAAACATAGATCTGATTCCACAACAACTACTACAAAATTAAATGGTCAAACTGTAACAAAAACTGTATCTTATAGTGGTGGTACAAAAACTACAACATACAAAGATAGTAGTGGTAAAACGGTTGCACAGAATTCTTATACAAATTATTCAAAATTCGCAAAAGGTGGAACTAATATTTCTGGTAGTATCATTAACGTCGATGAAAAAGGCCCAGAAATGATCATCGAACCAGACGAAGGACGTTTCATCCGTATCCGTAATGGTGGCAATGTAATCCCTGCAGACGTTTCTAAAAAACTGTGGGAGTTTGGTGCGAACCCTAAAGCTTTTATGGACAACATTATTAGCAAAAATACCATCAAAATAAATCCACAGATTATTGATGTTAAAGCAGCAGCAACAGCTGGTGCTGGTACAGTTCAAAATAACTACCACATTGATTCCATTGCTCTTCCTAATGTTCAAGATGTAAATGGATTTATCAGAGATATTCAAAATCTGCCTAACTTAGCAAAACAATATATGACTAAGAAATAAATATAACAAACATAAGGAGAGGAAAGTAAGAACATCTTACCGCCCTCTCCTTCCATTTTATACGGAGGTGAATTTATGTCCCCAGAAACTGAAAGAGTTTTGGAAATGGTAAAGATTGTAATAGAAAATACACCCTTTTCTTATGACCAAACTAAAAGAGGTAGAGTTGTTGAAATTCTGCCAAATAACAGATACAAAGTTCAAATTGCAGATAAAACATATGCTATCAAATCATATTTTTCATACTCTGTGGACGAAATGGTTTTCGTTCTATTCCCTCAAGGAAGAGATAATCCTGACAACCTATACATTCACCCGAATCGATAAATAAAGAAAGGAGATGATTATTAAATGGATGTCTCCCCTATTATTTTAAATACCATGCCTTTTGATGCCGATCTTGGATGTGATTTACATTATACATATAACGGCTCTCAGATTTATGGCTATAAAATTTTGATTTACGACAACATCACAAATACATTAGTTCAAACTGTTGAATCACTTGAACAAGCAAATACTATTTTAGATGCTGTCGCAAAAGTTCCTTCTGGTTTGTTATTTAATAGTAACGCATATAATTTTGAATTGTATGTAAAAGTTAAAACCAGAAGAACTGAAAAGAAAATTAATCCTGAAACCAATGAAGAATATGAAGTAATAGTTGAAGAACTGGCATACAGCGCGCCAAGCCCTCGTGTTGCTCTGAGATGTTTTAAAACACCAGTATTTTCATTCTCCAATCTTAAAAATAAAGATGTTATTTATAGTAGCTGGTTTGAAGTTGGAGTTTCATATTACCAAGAAAAAAATGATGAATTATTAGACACATGGTCAATGACATTATATGCTGGTGCTCAGAAAACATTTGTGTGGTCAAGTGGCACAAAACTTGCTTCTACAAAAACTGTAAAAATTTCTGACCTAGTAGACAATGGTGAGTATTACTTACAGGCTACATGTAAAACTGTTAGTGGCCTGATGATTTCAACTCCACTCGTACAGTTTTCTTGCAATTACCAAGAACCAGACTTATTCCTATCTTTTAATGCAGAGAATATGCCTGATGATGGTGTAGTTTATTTATCTTCTAACTTTGTATCAATCGAAGGCTAGTCTGACCCTGTTGATTTAACATATGTTGGTGGTGACAAAGTTCAGTTGTTAAATGGTGAAAAGGTACATTTCGATGAATTTGCTGTTGAAGATTTTATGTGCAATATCATTGTATCTGACATTCCAAACTTTGCAACTATTACAAATTTTCAATTAGTTAATGCAACGGTTAGTATTTCTTGGAACTGGGGCAATTTTATTGGATATAATGTACCAATGTTTTATGCCGAACTGACAGCAAAACAAATGGTTGGTGGACAAGAATTTAATTACATCATTCAAAGCAATAAAATTGAAGCTTTAAAACCTAGTCAACAGGTTATCATTTACTTCAAACATTTAGATGGCATGTTTGATATTCGTATTCAGGCTGTTCCAGAAGGATCAGCGTATTCACTTAGAGAAGGAGGCGCGAACTAATGTTCTTAGGTTCTTTTTTTAAATACAATATGTCATTAGATCCTACGCCAGTTCCTTATCATGTAGCAGTGGATAAAATTACAATTGAAAATGGCGTGTTTAGCGATTTATATATAGATAGTAATTTAGCAAGAGATCCTTTTGCAGATATCGAAGAATGGGGTCATACAACAGTATTACATGCCACATTTGATGAAAATCTATTAGCTGGTAATATTAAATTCCCTATTGAATCAATTTCTAAGTTATTAATCAAAAAGCGTGTCGATGGCGATTTGCAATTTACTAAGATTTTAGAAATCGATGTTAATGGTGATAAAGAAAATCTTAACTTCTATTATAATGACATTCTGGTTGCATCTAAAACAAATTATGAATACGCTGCAGTTCCTGTAGTGAATGGTGTTGAAAAAGCAAATCCTCAGACAGTTGGCGTATATGTAGAATTTGATGGTGCATTCATTATGGATACAACAAAAGGTTATCATATTATCGCAAACTTGTCTAAAAACAATTTGTCCAGAAATGTTTATGGATCTACTTTAGAGCCTATTAACTCTAAGTATCCTTATATTAACTATTACTCTGCTCTGGATTATGATAAATTCGCTATTACAGGTATGTTTGTTGACTACGATCCTCAAACATGTACTTTCGACTTTGAAAATGGTTGGAAAGTCAGAAAAGAAGCTCGTCAATTCTTAAATAACAAGAAAACGAAAATTGTTAAACTTTATAATGGCGAAATCTACATGGCCGCAGTTGTGGATCAAATTACTGAGACTGCTGACGGACATCCTGATAATGTTAATACAACAGTTAACTTTGTAGAGGTTGGCGATGTATATAACAATTCCGACCTGTATTATCATGGATTTACTAATTATCTGGAAGTAGGTGCATAAGTATGGCTTACTACCCTACCAATGACGACCTGAGAAAATTATACTATCCAGAAAAGATGTGGTATGTAAAAATCGCATTGTTGAATGAACATTTTCAGCAAGTATATGAAATGAAGCATGAATTCATTTCTGGTAGTTTATCAACAAATGTTGATTCAGATATTAGACATACATTTTCTATGACGCTTGGTGTTATTAATAAAAACATCGGCATAGAAGAAGACAAGTTATTGTGGATCAACAAATTTATCAAAGTGTACATTGGCTATCGTGTACCAAATTTTGATGATGAGATTAAGTATTACGACAAAGGTATCTTTGTGATGACTGATTAGAACTACAATGTTCAAGCTGGCACATTATCTATTAACTGTTCTGATTTAGTATGTTATTTGAATGGTGATGTTGGTGGCTCTTTAGAGGGGTTAGAAACTGTTATCTATGAAGAAGAAAAATGGACTATTCGTGAAGCAATTATTCACACACTAACAGAATATTCACCTTTTAAAAACTATTATGTTGCAGATATGCCAAAACCAATTCCTCACGATTTGGAATTTGGTGCAACAGACACAGTTTGGTCTATACTTACAACATTAAGGGATTTGCACCCCGGATACGAAATGTTTTTTGATACAGATGGCACATTTATTTGTAGACAATACATTATGCCTGAAACAGATCCACCTGTTTTGTCTAATGATTATTTGCAAAAATTATATATGTCAGAAACAGATAATGGTGTTTTAAAAGATATTAGAAATGTTAGCAAGGTTTGGGGTAAGTGTCTTGATACAGATCATTATACAACAGAATGTACATACGATGCTGCGTCAAATACATACTCCGCTCACTTTGTTGGTATCGCATTAAATGATGATAAAAGTTTGCCAACAAGTACAAAGTTTGCGGTTAAAATTCCAGCTGTTGATGCTGCAGACAATGCTAAAATAGCTATTTATAATAAGCCAACCGCAGACGGAGAAGAAACTCTGGTTGGTACATTTGATATAACAAACAGTTCAGAAGAAAAAATAAAGAAAAATTCTTTTTTGAAAGATGCTGGTTATGTATTTAGATATAGAAGAAAAAACATGTACCTTCTTGGTCAGTATCAGATTTTTGCTGTAAACAAACTAAGAAATACTGATCCAACTGCGGAAGAGAAAAAAGCAGATGAAGAAAAACATGGTACAACTGATATAACATAGACAATTATACCTGACTCCCCTTTTGCTATTGAAAGAATTGGCGAAAGAATGAAGGCGTTTCAGGGTGGCGAATATGATGACATTGAAGCAATTGACGACTGTATTACAAGAGCAGAATATGAAACATGGCTGGCCGCAAAAGTTGTCTATACAGTAACTTTAGAAATGGTCTTTATTCCATGGTTGCAAGGTAATGAAAAAATTCAATTTAAACTATCTGCAACTGACGAGGTAAAAGACTGGATTGTGCAAAGCATTAACTCCGAACATCCTAGTGGTGTAATGTCGTTAACACTCATTGAGTATTCCCCTTTGTACAATTTTGATATTGTTAAATGATTAGAAAGGAGGAAATATAAGTTGAGTATTACTTATCCTGAGTATACGCATTCAAGCTTTCCTGATCAATTGGACAAGCAAGTGAATTTTGCAGACCCTACTGCAAATGATATGGAGCTGATCAGACAGTATGACCAGTATTTATCATTTGGCAACAACTCTGCTGCGTTGAACATTTTGGCACAAAATCCACATTTGATGGATTGTCAGATTAACGCTGACAAATTAAAAAGAATACACCACTCTATTCTGGCTCTACAACATTTCTTCTTTGATGATGTTAGAGAAAAGATTTATAAAATCGGTCAGCTAAAAGGTGACTGGGCAGCAACAATGTGTACTGATGCCAAAAATGATGATGGTACAGAAGATACAGAAAATGCTTTGCACATGTATGATATCGTCAGATATCCTGTGCGTTATTATAATATTTCTAGAGAAATTGGAATCATGATGTCTGAAATGGTGGTTGTAGACGAACTTCCTACTACTGGCGAAGGCGATACAATTTATATTTTAGAATTTGATCCAGCAAAAGACCCTGAAAAATATCATCTAAGAAAATCAATTGGTGTTTATCATGAGTGTTATATTTACACAAAAGGTAAATGGAAATCTATTGGACAGGTCGAAGATGTAAACCAGTATTTTATGGTTATCAGCAACGATATTAAAGCTGGTGAAATCCCCATTGAAAATTTAGATAAATATATGCAGATGTCTATCAAGGGCGATCGAGGTGAAGCTGGTTATACTCCAGTTAAAAATGTTGACTATTTTGATGGTCAATCTGGCACTGGCATGTCCCCTCGTGGTGCGTGGGATTCTACCGCAATTTATACTGCAAATGATTTAGTTTCTCACAATGGTTATCTATGGTACACAATTAATGGATGCACTGGCAGTGAACCATCTGCTGATTCTGAAGATTGGACTAAATTGGATGTTTCTTTACAGCTTGCCGTTGGTGCGGAAACCCCTGCATTCTTAGAAGAAGGTGGTCTATGGCTACATGTTCAGAACGATGGCCATGTTATTCTGAAGACTAAAGTTGGTTCTGGTTATATGTCTTATATGCCTGAAACTGAGGCAAATTATGTATTTGACAACGCAGGCACAAGTCTGCAGAAGAAGATTTATCAGCATTATTTTGAAAGAGATGATGTTGAAATCACAATTACAGATAATGAGCCTGTATACACCATGGAAGCTAGATTAATTGACACTGATAAAAACAATGTTGTTGTTGCCAGAGCAGTTTTAACAGAAAATGAAGATGGAACAGAAACAGAAGTGTTCACAACATTTGATGAGTATGGTGTTAATCCTACTTACCAATGTACAAGGGTTTATAAACAAGTTGGTAATGTATATTATATAACACCTAGTGTTTCCACTGATAAATACAGTGAAGCAACTTATATGAGATGGATCTATGTTTAATACTGGGAAAGGAGGATTGTTATGTATTATAGCTTACATGATTATAAAAAAATATTAAAAATGCAGAAAGACAAATTAATTCAGACAACAATCACTTTGCCAGCAACAGACTGGGTTGGTGTTATTGATGAGGAAAAAATAACAGCAGCAAAAACAGAACTTTCTACTCAAGGTATTGTTGTCAATACATTTGAGTTTGTTACTGAACTGCCTGAAGTTGGCACAGCAAACATTGGTTATGTAATGTATGATGTATGTTATATGTATAATTCAACATGGAATATGGTTTATGAATTTGACTCCGATGCTCCATATACACAGACAGTTAGTATATCAGGTGTTACTCCAACAAACATTATTTTTGCAGCAGCAGATATGGATATTGACAATCTGGAAATTGTATCAAGATGCAAAATTCTTGCAACTAATCAAGATACTGGTACAATTACTTTCACTGCGTTTGAAGAACGACCTGAGAGAAACGAAGATTCTACATTGAATGAAAATGTTGTTATGAACTTAGTAATTGGCGGCGAAGGCAGAAAGGACGGTGGCAACATTGTCTGATATTGTTAAATTAGTACAAGGGCCATTAGAAAGAATTCCAACAAAGTCTGAGCAAGGAGCCATTTATTTTGCAACAAATGAATGTATTCATCTTGCGCTACCAGATGGTGAATTCAAAACATATGGTCACTATTTAAAAGTAGATACATAGGAAAATCTGCCTGAATCTGCAAACACAGCTGTATTATATTTTGTAAAAGACAAAAACTCTTTTTATAGATTTGATGAAGTATGGAAACAGATTGAATCCTCAGAGCTGACTGATTATGTAAATCAAACAAAAAGCGATTTAACTGACTATATTGATGATACAAAAGATAGTCTGACAAATTCTATTAATACAACTAAAACAGACTTAACAAATACAATTAATTCTACAAGAGAAGCATTGGAAAAATCAATTTCTGATACTGATACAAAATTAACTAAAGATATTGATGACACAGATACGAATCTACGCAAACTTGTTACAGATACAAAATCAGAATTAACAGATGCGATTGATTCAGCTAAAACAGAAGCGATCGAAACAGTCTTAGGTAAAAATGTTTCAGCAGACTTTGACACATTACAAGAAGTTGCAGAATGGATTCAGTCTGATACAACAAGTTCCACAAAACTTGTTAAAAGAGTGAGTGCCTTAGAAGATGATGTTGAGCAATTGCAGGAAGATGTTCAAACTGCACAAAACACAGCAGATGATGCGTACAATGGCACGAGAGATAATGCTGGACGTCTTACTTCTGTAGAAGCCGAAGTTAAAGGTATCGAACAAGACTATTTAACATCTGATGATTACCAAAACTTAGAAAATGCCATTGGTGAAGTTTGTGATATAGCTAATAGTGCCATTCATAATCTAACAACAGCAACTCTGCTTGTTGAAAACTGGGATGAAGAAACACTAACTCAAACAGTAACAATTGATGGTATTTTATCTGACGCAACAAGACAGGTTGTAAATGTTAAACCATATGAAACATCAAGTAATTTAATCGCAAAAATTGATGACAATATTACTGCTATTGCATTATCTGAAAATGCACTAACATTTACAGTCGCATCTCTGCCATCTTCTGAAATGAAGTTCTTTGTGGAATATTATCCTGTTAATTACATCGAAGAAGTTATTCCTGAACCAGAACCTCCAGCAGAACCTGAAGAGCCAGAAACTCCTATAGAACCAGAAACAATCTCATTCTATCTACCTAACGGATATGAGTTTACAGGAGAAGAAGGTATGACATGGGAAGAATGGGTAAATTCCGAATATAATACATATAATGCATATATCCAAGATAACGAAGTATGGTTTAATCAGTTCCCAGCACCAGAAGGTCAACTTGAACTTCCTGCTTCTGGTAAACTGGTAGATGTTGTTGCTTCTGACGTTATCATTGCAGAACAAACTTACAATTATGAATAATTATATGTTAATATAACAAGCTGATGGCTTGTTTTTTTGTTACTTAAAAACATATTATGCTTTAGGAGCGGTCAGAGACGCTAAAGCAAAGCATAATACTATGAATCATAACGAGGTGAATTATAGTGTTATTTAAAATTTTACACGGTGATGCTTCTCGCATCTCAACAGATATTACTCCTTTTCATGAAGGCTATTGCTAGGTAACATACGATGGCTATATGTACATCGATATGAATCTAGGTACAGTAGACACACCTAATAACCAGAGGGTTAAATTAAACGCTGGCGATGCGTACACACTGAATGGCGCAACATTGTCCACTACTTTAGAAGATAGTGATACAATGATCCCTACCGCTAAAGCTGTAAAAGATGCTTTGAGCGGTCTGGATTCTAGCTCTGTTGTTGAGCAGAACAAAGGTCAGAAAATCACATTCTGGGTTGGTACTCAGGAAGAACTGGATGCTATTGAAGACAGAGATGACAACTGTGTGTATTTCACAACTGATAGTGAAAATGCATCTGGCAGTGGTCTTCCTAAAGTTACAGCAGAAGACAATGGTAAAATTGTTCAGGTAGTTAATGGTGAATGGGCAGTTGTTCCTATGCCTGTTGCTCTACCTGAAGTAAATAATTATGACAATGGCAAAATGTTAAAGGTTGTTACTGGCGAATGGACAGTAGTACCTGACACTAAAGTTACTGTGATTGATGAAAATTCCACAGATGATGACACTCCTAGTGCAAAAGCTGTATATAACGCAATTTCTAATATTAACCTACCCTATTCTTACGGAACAGAAGATATAGTTGCAGGAGAGACTCCACTGGCTGAGGGACATTTGTATTTCGTTATTGAGTGAGGTGAGCTAGTATGAGTAAATTAGCTTGTATTGGTGTAAAAACCGAAGTTCCAGAGTATGAAGAAGTTGTGATTAACATTACAGCAAACAATTGTGACGAATATCTTGGCTGTGGCGCGCGAGATGATAATAGCAGTTCTGGATTTTATTTTTTCTGGGACAATAACAGAATCATTAACACTGCTTGTGGTCAGAGAGAAAATGCTGATATGAGTTTTGATGCATTGTGTGATATTGAAAAATTATCATTTAGAATGACTGGATGTGCCGGACTTTTATAGTTAATGCCGAATGATGATGAAAGTTATTATATTCCTGATAATGATTTTTTGTTCGAATGTAGTTTAAAACAAGATGAATTTGTATTTTTTATGTTTCAAGATGAAATGTATTTGGAAGAGGGAGACAGGGTGTTTTCCGACATCCAAATCACATTGAAAAAAAAGAAAACAAATACAATTGATATTACTCCGGAAAATATTGACGAGTATTTTGTTGATTTAAGCAATATTTATATTGGCACAGATCCATCTGATACGGGAAATCCGTTTTATTGGTTAGATGGGAAAATTGTTAGTGCACCAATAACTATAACAGATACACATAGCTTGTGGATAGAGTTTAAATCAGCTATAAACAATCAAACAATCTCATTTAATGCTGTTTTATCAACTCCGATATTGTTCTCAATTATAAATGTCACAGTTTGTGATTGCGACGGAAATGAAATTGCTTAGTATGAAATAACTGAATCTAATTTTCAATTTGAACATCATTTTGTTAATGCTGGAGAATCTGTATTTTTTGCATATGAATATTCACAAAGTGAAGTGCCACAAGGAGCATTTGAAATTTCTAATTTTATAACAACAATTGAAACACCATCTACAACAGTTCAAGATGTTGCTCATATTGTGTCTTGTATTTATATTGGTGTACCTACTGAATTATCATATATTAAGTCACCCATAACAAAAGATAATATCAATACATATTTTTCTGTTTTAAATGGTAATGATTATTATTTTAATTGGAATAACAATGCACTTATTAGTACAAATAATAATGTTGAAGGGATTGCGACTACTACATTGACCGCACGTATGGATATAAATCTTGTATTTGATTGGTCTGTATCCTCTGAACCTGATTATGATGTTTTTACAATTAGAATTGATAAAAATGATGGTACATCTGAAATTATTATAGAAGCTTCTGGAGAACAGAATGGAACTAATACATGTTCGTTGCAAAGTGATGATTCTATAACATTTTTGTATGAAAAAGATTCAAGCTAGAATAATGGCGATGATTGCAGTATGGTATTTAATATTTATTCGCAAATAGAAACTGAGGCGTATATAAAACCAGTAGCACGAAATATTGTTAAAGCATATTTAGGTGATGTAAATGGAATTGCGCAGCTATTCTTCGATTATCCTAGTTATTTAAAAGACTTTAAATATAAATCAAATTCTGATGGAACATATACATTAACTGAATGGAAAGGAACTTATAATGGAGAGCCTAGTACAGAGATAATCGTTCCTGACTACGACACTATTGTTTTATAATTATCGGGGGTGATAGAATTTGATTAATTTTCAACAATGGAACAATGTGACTAAAATAGTTGTACCTAATAATGTGAAGATCTAGACAACTAATATGTCAAATGCGTTCTACAATATGAACAAATTGTCAAATATTCAATTAAATTATTCAAATATAGTTAATATGGCAAGTATGCATTGTAATTGTTATAACCTAACAGGTGCACCAGTATGTAGTAATAATGTTACTGATATGTCTTATGCTTATGAAAACTGCAGAAATATTACAGGTGCTCCTATGTGCGGAAACAATGTTATAAATATGAAAAACGCATATTATAATTGTTTCAACCTAACAGGTTCTCCAGTGTGTGGTGATAATGTTACAAATATGTCTTGTGCATATCATAACTGCCGTAACCTTACAGGTGCACCAGTGTGTGGTGATAATGTTACAAATATGGATCACACATATCAGCATTGTTACAACCTTACAGGTGCACCAGTGTGTGGTGATAATGTTACAAATATGTCTTATGCTTATGAAAACTGCAGAAATATTACAGGTGCTCCTATGTGCGGAAACAATGTTATAAATATGAAAAACGCATATTATAACTGCCGTAACCTTACAGGTGCACCAGTATGTAGTAATAATGTTACAAATATGGATCACACATATCAGCATTGTTACAACCTTACAGGTGCACCAGTGTGTGGGAATAATGTTACAGATATGTCTTGTGCATATCATAACTGCCGTAACCTTACAGGATCTCCTGCATGTGGGCAAAATGTTACAAATATGTTTAATACATATTATAATTGTTTCAACCTAACAGGTTCTCCAGTGTGTGGTGATAATGTTACAAATATGTCTTGTGCATATCATAACTGCCGTAACCTTACAGGTGCACCAGTGTGTGGTGATAATGTTACAAATATGGATCACACATATTAGCATTGTTACAACCTTACAGGTGCACCAGTGTGTGGTGATAATGTTACTGATATGAGTTGGGCATAGTTTAATTGCCGTAACCTTACAGGATCTCCTGTGTGTGGCAATAATGTTACAAATATGTACACAACATATGTTAATTGCTTCAATCTTAATGGTAGCCCCGTGTGTGGCAATAATGTGATTAATATGATTAGAGCGTATCAATACTGTAACAAAATCACTGGGTCGCCTGTTTGTGGTGATAAGATTGTAAGCATGTCTAATGTGTATGAAAATTGCCAAAATTTAACAGGCTCTCCTATATGTGGCAATAATGTCACAAATATGTATTATGCATATATTAATTGTAGAAATCTTAATGGTAGTCCTGTGTGTGGTAATAATGTCACTTGTATGATTGGAACATATATTAATTGCAGAAAACTTAGTGGATCACCAGTGTGTGGCGATAATGTTACAAGTATGCATGCTGCATATTGGCATTGTATCAATATAAATGGCTCACCAGTATGTGGCAATAATGTTACAAATATGTTGGCAGCATACTATAATTGTACAAATTTAACAGGGATCCCTGTGTGTGGGAATAAAGTTACTACTATGGGTAATGCGTATGCTAATTGCATAAATTTATCCGCTGGCAATCAATATTGGTATTCTAAAAGCGTACTTAATGTTCTTAATTGTTTCTACAACAAAAATAACTCTCGTCAATACAACATTCATTGTTACGCAAATTCTACAACATTTAATACATTACTAATCAACAACACGCAATCTTTAGTTGGTGCAAACATCACATGGACAAATGCAGGCACATACTATTACAACACAACATATAACATTTACATTTATCCTGACCTAACATAATAACAATAAATATAAATCATCAATTAAATTACCAAACCTAGAGAGCGACTATCCTCGCTATCTTTTTGTTTGATTGATAATCAAAATGATTAAAAGGAGACAAAATATGAATAACTTCACAAATAATCAAAACACTTCAAACATCAAAAAACTAACAATCGGTGTGCCAGTTTATAAAGCAAAAGAGACATTACCTACCCTACTCGCTTCTGTGCTGATGCAGTCAATTTCAGCAGACACAACTATCATCCTAGCGAATGATTATCCTTCGGACAATGGTACATACTCTTACCTTAAAAAACTCTACCCTACTCTAGACATTACAATTCTAGATTGCGAGAAAAATACTGGCCCCGGTCTGGCTCGTCAAAGAGCACTAGAAGCATGTAAAACAGACTGGATCACATTTATGGACGCAGACGATGTCTTAATGACACCATTTGCTTTAGAAGAACTGTACAACAATATCACACCTAATTGTATCGAAGTTCAGGGTGCATTCCTGCAGGAAGTTGCAGAAGGTAATCTGAACTCTGCGACAAAAATGCAGTTAATGCAAAGTGGTCAGCAGATTCCACCTAGAACAATGCCTAGAAACGACATTGGTCATCCTTGGGTATTTGGCAGACTATATAATGTTCCATTCCTAAGACAACAAGGTATTAGATTTAGCAAACTCAGAGCAATGGAAGATGGAGAATTAAACTGGATGATTAGAATGACAATCGAAGGTACGCCTCTTCAGATTAATCTGATTGACTCCCCTATCTATCTATGGAAAACAGGTAGTGATCATTCTATTACTAGAATTGGCATTGAAGAAAATGGTGGTGAACCTCTGTACAACTGGGATCTGTGTCAGGTTGGTGCAACTGCTGCTGCAATCAATGCTGTTAAATTCTGTCAGAGAAAGAATCCTTTTAATGGCAACGTAATGAGATTTGCTGTAGAACAGATGATTGGTCAGTATTTTACATACATTCAGTGTTTAGAAAGAAAGCCTATGTTTGCAAAACAGAATTTCTTTAATGCAAAAAGATTTTATCATTCTTGCTATAAGGATTTTGAAAAGAATATTGATAATGATATTCTGAAAATGATGTACACATCTCAGAGTGCTGCCCGTGGTCAGGAGATGATCGGAATTATTCCTGAAATGACATTCTTTGAATTTATGGACAAAATTAGAACTGACGAGTACGGTGGTAGAACTGAGTTTGATTCTATTAGAAAAGAATTACCCGCTTGGGTACACGAACTTGATATGAAGTCTGGTGTTCTGGGAGAAGAAGGTTATATTTTTACAGATAACGAGGAGGAACAATAATGGAAATGAACGAAAACATGGAACTGGAATTTGAAATGGAAGAAGAATCCGTTGAAGATAAAATTATGGGTATCGAGGCTGAAGTAAATCAGATGAAGTGGATGATCGATGAAAACATCAGACTGATTGCTGAGGGCGATGATGTTGAAGGTAGAACATTCCTAAAGTCTCATCTGGAAAAAGAAGTTAGAAAGAAAAAAGCTGAAATTGCTAAACTGCAAAGTCAGATTAGCGAATAATGTTAATTTAATAATAATGCGAATACTCAGGAGGGTTAATCACCCTCCTTTTTATAAGGAGTGATACTTAATGGGTATTTATTATGGTGATCTGCCTGTAGGTGGCGGGTCTGGAAAAGCAGAATGGGATAAGATAGAAGGAAAGCCGTTTGGAGAAGATAAAATTGAACCAATCTGTATTTGTGAATATAATGATAATTTACAATATAATATTGACTCAGAAACACAAGAAGAATGGTAGTCCAATTTATGGTTTGGGTTAGAATGTGAAACGCTTGTTGTTGGAGGTCAATATATTCTTGAATATAATGGTAATCAATATTCTGCAATCGCAATACAAAGTGAATTAACAGAAGAGGAACAAGAATATTATTCATCTGTAGTCCGTATTAGTAGTGACGATTCTCAATCATTCGTTTTTACGCAATCAATATACAATGAAGAATATGGCTCTGAAGTCAGCAACTCTATTAGTCTCTCACCTGATATTGTTAATACTAGCGGAATAATGTGCTGGAACTGTTCCACCCCTACGACAAAAGAAGATGTAATGAATGGGAACATTATGTGTTGTGAAAGTGGAACTATTTGCACACAAGAGATTCATATTGTGAGATTGTATAAACTACAAGAAAAAAGAGGTCAGCTATATCAAGAATGTATCCCAACACATGAACATCTAATATCAGACCTTCCTATCGTGGTTTCCACCGAACAGATCCTAGAAGGTAACTATTTAAAAGCAGGTACATTATATTTTGTATATGAGGAGTGATGAATATGGTTGAAAATATTTATATAACTCCAAATGGTACTATAAAAAATATTACAGAAATTTATTATGGAAACAACTATGACTTAGCCACAGGTATTACTATGGCATAGTACGGCGATAAAAATAATGTTGCAAAATTAATTTACAATGATTAGATTGGTTACGCTTTATATTAGAATAATGGTAGTTTGCTTTTTTGTAATGATCCAAATAACATAAATGAACAACCGGATAATGTTTACAATGTAAGAAAATTATATACGTCAGCAGCTTCGGTTAAATGGTTGGCAAACCATAGACATGATATCACATCAGAGTTATATGATGAGAATATTAAAATTCAAAACAAATCATTTTTTTTTAACGGATGCATAAATCTCACAGGTTCTCCTGTTTGTGATAGTTATGTACAAAATATGTATCATACATACTACAATTGTTATAATCTTACTGGCTCTCCAATTTGCGGCGAGAATGTGACAGACATGTCTTTTACATATTATTTTTGTAACAATATTACAGGTTCCCCTGTATGTGGAAATAATGTAACAAATCTTCGTGGCACATATCGCGGTTGTAAAAATTTAACTGGGTCTCCTATTTGTGGCGAAAACGTTGTTAATATGTACCAGACATATGTGTCTTGTTCTAATTTAACAGGCTCTCCTGTATGCGGAGATAAAGTTGTTAATATGTCTGGTACATATGATTATTGTCACAACCTCACAGGCTCTCCTGTATGCGGAGATAAAGTTGTTAATATGTATTAGACGTATAACAATTGTTATAGCTTAACAGGATATCCTGTGTGCGGTAATAATGTTATTGATATGACTAACACGTATCAGGCTTGTAAAAATATTGTTGGAGATGCTGCGTGTGGAGATAACGTTGTGCATTTGATAAATTCATATGCTAATTGTTTTAATTTAAATGGATCTCCAGCGTGTGGTACAAATACTATATATATGACACATGCATACTACAACTGCGGAAATCTTACAGGTTCGCCTGTATGTGGTGATAAAGTAACTAACATGTTAAATACATATCGGCAGTGTCACAACCTGACAGGCTCTCCTGTTTGCGGAAACAATGTAATTAATATGTGTAATACATATTCTAGTTGCACAAACCTGACAGGCTATCCTGTTTGTGGAAGTAATGTGACAAATATGTATCAAACATATTTAGGATGCACAAACCTAACAGGGTCTCCTATTTGTGGCAATAAGGTCGTTACAATGTTTCAAACATATTATAACTGTGTTAAATTAACAGGTTCCCCTGTTTGTGGTGATAATGTTAAAAATATGCGTGGTGTATATTTTAATTGCCGCAATTTAACAGGCTCTCCTGTTTGTGGCGAAAAAGTCACAAATATGGCATTCGCATATAGTGCATGCACAAATATCACTGGGACACCTGTTTTTGGACAAAATGTAACTAATATTGCTGGAGCGTATAGTGGTTGTACAAATTTAACAGGTTCTCCGGTATGTGGTAACAATGTAATTAATATGTGTAATACATATTATGGGTGTGTTAATCTTGATGGTGACATATATATATTATCAAACAAAGTGTCTAATGCAGTAAATTGTTTTTATGGAAAAAACAATTCTCGTATATACAATATTCATTGCTATGCAAACTCTACTACATTCAACACTTTGTTAATTAATAATGTAAAATCTATTGTAGGCGCTGCAATCACTTGGACAAACGATGGCACATACTATTACAACACAGCATATAATATTTACATTTACCCTGATTTAACATAATATTCGAGGGTGGCATAAAGCCACTCTCTTTTTTAATTAAAAGGAGATGAAAACATGGCTTTATTTAATTTAAATTTACTTCCACCCGAAGATATGATGCAGACATCTAAAGAAGCACAGATGGAAGCAAAGCTCATTGCTCAAAGCAATGAAGATTACACAGTAAAACAAGTAAGAAATATTATTATTTCTACAGAAGAAGCAGATGTGAACAAAATGGAAAATGGCGACATCTGGATTACAATTTAAGGAGGGATTGTATGGCTTCAATTACACTCCCCTACACTACTGAATCTGGTGTGTTCGGATCTACATTTTCCAGCACATATTCTTGGTCTGCAACATACTATACAACTGCATCCAATACAAGCCAAATTACATCTAGTGCATATATGAAAATAAATTCATTTGTTCCCAAGGGTGATATTGTAGATATAAATATTACTATTTATTCTAAAAATAACATTACCAGAACAGGCACAAATGGTTTTACATGTTCTACATTTACATACAAAACATTGCCGACTATCAAACTGAACAATGTTAAACTTGGTACGTCAATCACCCTTTATAATATGTCGTTGACTACTGCGGTTGCAGATAATGGTACTGGCGCAGCAGTTTCTGGCTCTATTATTCATTCTGCTACGACAACAATATCAGTGCCTAGAACATGGTTTTTATCTGCAAACAGTGTTTGGAATTTTACTATTTCAGATGTAATTACAATTGTTGATACATCAGCAACACATACAAACAATAAAACATTTCCTAATTTTAATGTTGCGCCATTATTCAGATTATCTGTCAAAATGAATGGCCAACTGTATACGGCTAATGATATTGTGATAAAATATCATGATCAATTACATCCGGCAGATAAATTGGTTATGAAGGTTGGTGACAACCTTGTTCAATGATAGTTTCAATGATAAAATAATAGTTTTCTTTGATAATAGAGATAAAGAAATTCTGACAATTGTAACTCCAAATGATACACAGTTTGATATTGAATCTTTTTTAGATTCAAGATTTGAGTGTGATGAGAATTTTCAATATATTAAAAGAGAAGATGTTGGACATGATATTATTAGCAAAACAGATTATGACAAATCTATGTCATATGAAAATTCTATTATCAGTAGCCATATTGACATGAATACAAACGAATTTGTTTTTGATATTCAAAAAAGAGAATCTGTCCCAAATAGAAATAGATCTTACTCAGATTGTCAATATCGCCGTGAATATTCTTTGGAAGAAGTTCGACGTATGTATGAAGAAGATTATTTAAATGTAAATTTGAAAAATCTATTAAAAACAGGTGTTATTCAGGCAAAATTTATTCCAATTAGTGAGTTGAATATTCGTCCAACTATCACACAGAAGACATGGCGACATTTTGTAAACGACCCATTTCTTCGAGATGCGCATTCTGACAAACTGAGCCTTGCAAAATCTATTATAGAAAATGGAACATGGTGGCCTTTTGTTGTTGCTCCGATGGATGATGAGAGTGATGATTTATATGTATTTGAAGGCAATCATAGAATTGTATCTTTAAAGCTTCTTGCGATGGAAGGAGAAATCAGCGAAGACTTTAAGGTATTTTGCTTAATTCTTCCTTTTGATTTTAAAACATATAAAAAGGTTTGTAAATATATCCATCTTCCTAGCTCTGTAAAATATAGATATATCATTGAAGATATGTATGGATGTGATATTTTATATGATAACGATCTGCTTCAGAAAGCATTAGAAACAATAAAAAACAATGGCGAAACGTTAATAAACGAATATACAGTAGAAGCAGAAACCACAATGATGAATGATATTCTTGGAGTTGTACATGCGTACCCTATTTTCTTACGTGATTTGATTTATTTGCACGATAGTAAGGTAAAACCAAGTCCTATTATTAACAACGAGGAGGTGTTCTTAAAATGGGTGAAAGAGTAAGAAACTTGCATCACATTCGTAGAATAGACCTCGAATTACAATCTTTTTGCAATAGAAAATGCGACTGGTGTCCAAACAAAGTTTTTGATAGAAGTTTTAAAGAAATTATGCCTGATGATGTTTTTACAAGTCTTATTAGACAATTAAAAGAAGCAGATTTTGGTAAAGATAATACTTTATTTTTCCCGGATAGAGAAGATGGTAAAGAGCCTGTTGGAACATCTGCCATTATGTCGTTTCTTGGTTATCAAGAAAGTTTTAGCGATCCTGAATTATTACGAAGACGCATAGATGAAGCTCGTTCCGTGTTAGATGACAGAATATGTTATATTACAAACACAAATGGTGACTATCTTACAAAAGAAAATTTGGAACACATGATGTTAACCAATGTTTCAATTCAAGATTATGACAACAAAGGGTTGGAATATTGGAAGCAAAAATTAAAAGAGTTGGGCGTGCTAGTAATTGGCTATGATAAAAATCTAGATTTACTGCATGGCATACATCGTTATATGGAATCTGTGACTGTTCAATTGAACTGGTCTAAAAATATTAAACTAGAAAATCGTGGCGGATTTTTTAAACAAGGAGACTTGCCACAGTACGAATGGTCTGAAAATATGAATAAACGAACCAGAGAATGTCCGGAACCAGAATATTTCATTACTATTGCATATGACGGGTCTGTGATGCCATGTTGCCATATGCGCCCAGACAACCCTGATCACAAAGAATATATTCTTGGAAATATCAAAGACACTCCGTTGGTTGATATCTACTATTCTGAAAAAGCAGAAAAGATTAGAGAAAAACTCAGAGTTCGTTATGGTGATTATCCATAGCCCTGTAAATATTGTCAGAAAAAGAGATATATTAATTGTTATGGGTCACCTTCTGGTTGGAATTATATTTACGAAGAATTTGAACAAAAAGATGCAGCATCAGAAATACAGGAGGGATAAAATGGAGTTAATTCAAAATCTTAGACTGGTTGAAATTGAACTATTTTCCTACTGTAATAGAAAATGCACTTGGTGTCCAAACAGTTATATTGATAGACAGAACGATATCAAATACTTAGATAGTAGTGTATTCCACTCTCTTCTTTGTGAATTAAAACAAAATGGCTATACCGGAAAATTTTCATTCTCACGTTATAATGAACCATTTTCCGATGTTAATTTACTGAATTGGGCAATCGGATATATCAAAAAAATTTTTCCGGAAGCAATTACAGTGTCTAATACGAATGGTGATTATATCACAGAAGAAGTCTTGAAAACAATGTTTATTGATGAACTAACGATTATGGACTACGATCGCAAAGGGAAAGAATATGTATTTAACAAACTGCAAGAATGGCATGTGTCAGATATTCAGGAATATGACCATTACTTTGTTGGAACGTACTACAACAAGAAAATTTTATACTATTATTCTTGGACTGAAGTTGCTAAAATATCTGATCGTGGCGGCAATCTAGTTCAATATTCATTAAATAAGAGAGAAGCTCCGTGTTACGAGCCTCTTTTTTTTATTGGCGTAAATTATGATGGAACAGTAAGCCCTTGTTGCAACGTTAGAAGCGATTGTAAAAATCAAAAGGATTATATTTTAGGAAATTTAAAACAACAATCTTTAACTGATATGTTGTATTCAGAAAAATATTTGACATTTTTAAAAAATGTAATTCAGGCAAAATATACGCCTGATATGCCCTGTTATTATTGTAATAATGGCGGTGGTAGATATACACGAGAAAAAGGAGGCATTCTATATTGAGACATGTAGGAATTTTTGTGCCAGCAAGACTAAGCAGTCATAGATTACCAAACAAACAGATTTTACCAATTGGTGATACTTGTATGTTTGAAATTTGTTGTAAGAAGCTGGACTATATTAAAAAATATTATGGTATTAATACTTATGTGCTAATTTGTGATAAAGAACTAATTGATATTGCTGAGAAATATTCAAATGTTCAAATTATTATCAGAGATCCCGCTACTGCCGAAGCAGAAGGACCACTGCAGTTCATCTTCAAAGACGTTCTTGATGTGGCAGAAAAATATCTGATGTTTCTCAATCCATGCCTTATCTTTCTATCTCCACAAACTATTATTACTGCAATCAGTAAGTTCTTAAACAGTGGTAAAGATTATGGTACTAGCGCAAAGAAATTTCAAAATTGGTTGTGGAACGACAACATGGATGCTGTAACAGATGTTGACTACAAGCGTCTAACCACAAAAGAAATTGAACCTTGGCTTCAATGCGCCCACTGCTTCCATATCTTCAACAGAAAGAAATTTAAAGAAGACGGATATATGTTGAAAGACGATTTAATTCTTCTTGAAATTCCTGAAGAACAAACTATTGACATTGATACAAAGGAGGAATATGAGTATGCAAAATTCAAATACGAAACCTCTGAAGTATATTTTTGATATCGATGGTACCATTTGCTCTCAGGAGAAAGATTATTTCGACGCAAAACCATATAAAGATATGATTGCTAAAATAAATCAACTGTATGATGCTGGACATGAAATTATTTTTTATACAGCCCGTGGCACTGAAACTGGAATTGATTGGAGTGACATTACATGTGATCAGCTTCATCGTTGGGGAGTTAAGTACCATAAGATGCAAACTGGTAAGATGGCTGCAGACATATATGTTGACGATAGAGGCTGTAATGCAAATGACTTTATCTCTTCTGGTCATACAGATAGTCTAACTGTTGTTGATAAACATTGGGGTAAAGAATACCTAATTGATATTACGAAACAGTATGCTATGAAAAAACTTCATATCGATGCTGGTAAAAATATTTCTTTACAGTATCATGTGAAGAAAAATGAAACATGGCATATTGTCAACGGTTCTGGCGTTGCTAGAATTGATGGTAAAGAATTTAATGTTCATACTGGAGATACTGTGAGAATTCCTGCTGGCACTATTCATCAAGTCAGAGCTATTACAGATTTGGTTATTATCGAAAGTTCAACCACAGAACTGGACGATATTGTAAGGATTAAAGAGGATTTTTAACAACTTATAAATGAGATGAAAGTTATGTTTCATCATGTTTGTAATACCCGATGTATTGGGTTATTTTTCGTGAAAGCGAGGTCTTTATTAAATGGCAACACTTTCTATAAAGGCGGTGAGAAAATGGACACCGTAAATAAAGTAATGGAACTATCTCCTAATATCGCTTTGGTGATTTTGGTTGTAATTGGAATTGTAGTTATTCTTCTGGTCAAGAATGCTAAAAAAATCAAAGCGTTTGGAGATGGCATTTATAACACGAAAAAGAAAAATGACGAGTATAAAAAGATGCTTATAAACGCCGATAAAAAAGTTGATGAGCATGAACAGACTATTAAAGAACAAGATAATACCATTCAAAAACTCAAAGGCGAAGTATCTAATCTTCAGAAGAAAATTGAAGATTACGAAAAAGCCAATGAGGAACATTGGGAAGTATCTGTTGAGTATCGTGATAAATATGATGAACAGCAATGTCGTACAATGGAGAGTTTTGATAGGTTGACAGATGCTATTAATGCTCTGGGTGAAAAGATTGATCAGAATCAGAAAAAGACTGATGAGCGTTTCAAGGAAAGTGAAGAAAAGAATCAGAAAAGAATTCGTGCTGAACTGAAAGATAAGATCATGCGAGCATATCGCTTACATCATCAGACAAAACGAATTACCAAGATGGAACTCGAATCACTGGAAGGTCTGGTTGAGGAGTACTTCGCTGTAAATGGCAACTCTTTTGTAGAGAAATATGTACAGCCAGAAATGTACACATGGTCTGTAGAAGAAGAGTTTGATTAAGGTGATGTAATATGGCTACCACAAAAAACAAAATAAAAAAGAAAAAGAAACAGGATAGTTTTCTTAAAGCATATCTAAAAAAACACAAAGAGTTCTCAAAAATTATTACAGGCTGCGTTTTGATTTACGCAATTTGGTTTACTGATAGAGTTCTTGATGTAATGATAGAGTTCCAAAACTTTGATTTTCTTAATGAGTTAATTGTTACTGCTAGATATCTTGGTGTTGTTGCCCTTGGCGCATATGCTTTTCGTCAGAGATCGAAGGATAAATTTGAAATTGAAGCAATGCATAGAGAAGCTGTTAATAAAGAACAGAAAAAATATGGCAGTGATTATAGATACGAAACTATTGATTTGAATGAAGATAATATATATCCTGATATGTGATTTTTTGAATAAATGGAGGTATGAAAATGTTTGATATTACATTAATTGTACAGATTATTGTTTTATTTATGCTGTATAGATATGGTGCGCCCATTTTTAAAAATGCAGTTGTAATGAGACTGGCTGTTCAAATTGCCGATGCTGTAAATGAACTGGCGATCACAAAAGAAATCGAGGACAAAGCGGCTGAAGCAGAAAAGATGATGGTTGAACAACTTAAAAAATGGCATCTAAAAATTGACATGATTCAGATTAAAACTTGTTTAAAAGCTGCTGTTACAAATCTACGAATTAATGTAGAAGGAACACAGGCACAAGAGATTAAAGAAAACTAACCGCCCTTTCGTGTTTGATGAAAGGGTTATTTTATTGTAGAAAGGAGTGGTTCCGACATGGGTAAAAAACTAGAGCCTGTGCTTTATATGCAGACAGATAAACGCTGGGCGAACAACGATTATTCTGCAAAAGGTGAAAAAACAACAATTAAAGCTGAAGGATGTGGTATAGCATGTTCTGCTATGGTAATTGCTTCTTTGGCTGACAAGAAAGTAACTCCGGCTGATACTGCTGCGTGGTCACTCAAACATGGTTATAAAGCACCACGTCAGGGTACTTACTATGCATATTTCAAACCACAAATGGCAGAGTATGGTATTAAATGCGAAATGATGAACAGTGTAAATTGTTATGGGAAGCCAAACGCAGAAGTTCATCAAAGAGCAAAACAAGAACTTAAAAAACAAAACTGGCTCATTGCTGTAATGGGTAAAGGCGATTGGACTACGAGTGGACATTATGTTCTTGTATACGCTTTAGACGGAAATAATGTTTTAATTAAAGACCCTTATAATACAAAAGCAAAATGTTTAAAAGCATCTTGGGACATTTTCTCTAAACAGGTTAAGTATTATTGGTCTATTGAAGTACCCGAAAAATATAAGGAGGACGACGAAGTGGTAGAAAATATAAACATTGAAGTTGACGGATTAGATTATACCGTATCCGCAATCAACAAAGATGGTTACACATATATTAAAACCAGAGATATTGCTCAAGCTTGTGGGTTTGATGTATCCAGCAAAGGCAAAACTCCTATTCTAACAAAAAAGAAATAATTAATAGGCAGGTGACAAAATAAGATGTATACACTTTTAGTAAATGATAACAATCAGGTTATTACTACAAACAAAGAAACAATTATGCAGCGTACTAATTGTGCAGATAAAATTCAAATTTTAATTCACAAACAGTATAAAGACATAGATATGTCCAACGCTATTGTTTACATGGAGTACAAACTGCCTATTTCAAATAAACTGAAGCTGCTACAACTGGTTAAAGGAACATATAAAGATGATGCTTATATGCAGTTTATTGTTCCCGGCGATCTACAGCTAACATCCGAAGCTGGTGACATTGCTGTTGTATTCAGAATTTATAGCCTACAGTTTATTGACGAAGAAGCGAAATGGGTAAACAGAAATTCTCAAGAGGGTTATATTACAATCACACCTATTGTTCCTTGGTCTGATATTGAAATTGATGAAATGTTTAGCGGCATCGATCAAAGACTGATTGCTCTGGAAATGTTAAGCCAGAATCTAGAAGCACAGAGTCAGATGATGTATGAAAATATGGCAACAGACATCGTTATTAATGATGAAAAGATCCATATTGCTACAATGAATGGCGTTGCTGGCGAAGGCGTTGCTTTGGACGATATTTCTGAACATACAATCTCTCAGATGATTGATGTTGATATGGATGGCGAAGCAGATGGTGTAACTTATCTTGATAAAATTTTTAAAGGCTCCGAAGTGATCGACATTGATTCTATGATGAAATAATAGAGAAAGGAGGAGAACAATGGCATCCTTAAATGAAGCTAAACGAAACCTTTTAAACGCTTCTACTTTTTCTATGAAAAGATCTGTTGAAGACGATGTTGTTACAGAAAATTTTGTTATTTGTGATGATGGTAGATATAAATTCTATGAAAAGTATTATGACGAAGAATTTTCTACAATTGACCCTTTAAAGAGTATCAGTGTAAATGCATCACAAATTAACATTACACAAGAAACAAACAGCCAATATATTCCATTTAAAATGCCCAGATATTGGGATGGTATTGACTTAATGGACATGTTTATCCAAGTCCATTGGAATAATAAAAATGGTCGTGGCGATGTCAGCGAAGTTGTCAATGTTAGATACAGTGATAGCCATATCACATTTGGCTGGCTTGTGAATGAAAGCGTTACATCCATTGCTGGTGAAGTTCAATTTGAAATCACCGCTTTTGGTGTAAATGAGAAAAATGAAAACTATAAGTTCCGTACAAAACCAGATGGTAGACTTACTGTTTTAGAAGCGTTAACATATGGCGGTATTGTGCAGCCATCAAATGACTGGTATGTTACATTTGAAAACTTGATGGTTTCTTATATGACAAATGCAAAATGGTATGCAGATTCCGCAAAGGCTAGTGAAGAAAACGCAGAGACAACTTATGAAAATATGAGAGCAGATTTAGAAAATCTGACAAAAGATGTTCAGTCAGCGGTTGAGCCTAACATTTATGAAAATGTCAAAAACAACCATTATACAAAAGAAGAATCTGATGCACAACTATCATCACTCCGTGCATTCTGTGAAGATATAGATAGTTTACAACAGCTAAAAGTTGATTATGACAATATTACTGGCAAATTAACATTTACAGATGTTGAGTCTGAAGAGGAACAGACAATTCTTAGTGAGGTTATTATCGATAGCCTTGCGAATTTAAAAGTAAAATATGAAGTTGTTGATGGCAAAGGAACATTGAGTTTCATGAACAATGAAACGGAAATTACTTCAACAGAAATTGGCGACATCAACCCTTCTGCAGATTGGACATTGGCATTCCAACAGGAAATCAACAAAGATATTACATCTGCTGTATCAACATTAGAGTCAACATTAAATTCTAAAATCAATGATAATAAAACAGAAGTTGATAAAGAATTAGAAGAAATCCATGGTGCTATTGATGGATTACCTGAAACATTAAAAAGTAATTATTACACAAAAGAAGATACAGATAATCTGTTAGACGAAAAGGCTTCTGTAGAAAGCGTATCGGAAGTTTCTAATAAAGTTACAGGCCTAGAATCTTCTGTTAACTCTCAGTTAGCGTCTATCAGTTCTTCTGTTGACACAAAAGTGTCAGCATTAGAATCTTCTATCAATACAAAGTTAGGCGCTATTGAGTCTGATGTTGATAATAATGAGGATAATATTACAGCACTCACTGAAAAAGTTGTTGAGTTAGAAGAAACAATGAATAGTTTTGATAACTCTCCTAAGACAACATATGAAGCTACATATGATGAAGAATATCTTTACACTCTGTGGGAAATTCAAGGCGAAGGTGACAATGAAGTGCGTACTGCAAAAAGCAGTTTCAAAATTGCTGGAGGCGGCGGATCTTCTACAAGCAGTGTTCTGAAAATTGAATATGTAACTACATCTCCTGTTATCGTTACTGTTGATGATAAGGTGGAAATTACTTATAGATTTTCTGGCACAGACTCTTCAGGCGATATTGTATCTGAGGGCGATTACACATGGAGAATCGGAAATAGAGTTATTGCTACTGGTATTGCAACAGATGGTGAAAACACATTTGATGCAACAGAATTTATTTCTTTAGGTTCTCAGAAATTAACATTAAGCATTACTGATAGTGCAGGAAGCCTTGTTACTAAAACATGGACTGTTCAGAAAATCGATATTAAATTAGAATCAAACTTTAATGATACATTCCCTCAATCTATGGGAGATGTTTCGTTTGCATATACACCTTACGGTGCTATTTCTAAAGAGATTCATTTTATCTTAGATGGAGAAGAGCTACCCAGTGTAACAACATCCGCTTCTGGCATTCCTATGTCTTACACTCTGCCAGCACAGGAACATGGCGCACATTTCTTAGAAGCATATATCACAGCAACAGTGAATAATGTACATGTTGAACCAGACCATATTTATAAAGATATTATCTGGTTTGATTCAGAAAGTGATATTCCTGTAATTGGTTGCAGAACTCCTGAAATTACTGTAAAACAGTATGACTCTACAAATATTGAATATGTAGTTTACGATCCTTCTACGGAAACACCTAAAGTAACTCTAGCAGTTGATGGCAATGTTGTATCTAACCTAACATTAACACAGAATGTAAATACATGGCAGTATAAAACAGCTGATGTTGGCGATCATGTGTTAACAATCACATGCGGAGACACAGTTAAAACAATCAATGTAACAGTTGAAGAACTGGATATCACTATTTCCCCTGTTCTTGGTAATCTTGCATTTGACTTCAACCCTATTGGCAGAACTAATAACGGTGCTGACAGATTGTGGTCTGATGGTGATGTTACAATGACTGTTTCTGACAACTTCGACTGGGTAAATGGCGGATATCAGATTGATGAAAATGGTGATCAGTATTTCTGTGTAAAATCTGGTACAAATGCTATTATCAATTACAATTTGTTTTCCGATGACCCTAAGAGAAATGGTAAAGAATTTAAACTGGTATTTAAAACTACCAATGTAAGAAACAGAGATACATCATTCGTATCATGCATGGAAAGTGGCGTTGGTCTGGATATGAAAGTCGAAGGAGCAACAATCTATTCTAGCAATAAGAGCCTGTACTCTCCTTATTGTGAAGAAGATATTATCGAATTCGAATTTAATATCAATAAAGATACAGACATCCCTATGGTGCTGACATATGAAGATGGCGTTGGCAATAGACCAATGATTTATTCTGCAGATACATCTTTCATGCAGTTAAATGCAAAACCTATCACTATTGGTAGCGCAGACTGTGATGTTCATATCTATCGCATGAAGGCTTACACAGCAAGTTTGAGTGACAGAGATATTTTGTCTAACTTTATTGCTGACGCACGAAATGCTGATGAAATGATTGCTCGTTATAATCGTAATGATATCTATGAAGATGGCGTTCTGAAACCTGAAGTTCTGGCTGAAAAATGTCCAGACTTGAGAATCATTCTGATTGATTGTCCTTGGTTTACAAATGACAAAGACGACAAAGTTCCCAACACAACTATCCAGATGATTTATAAAGGTGGCGACCCCGTACTGGATAACTGGGTATGTACTGGTGCTTCACACTCTGGTCAGGGCACATCCTCTAATGAATACGGTTACGCTGGCAGAAACCTGAGACTGATTATGAACAATGATGAATCTGAGTTTACGCTGGGTGATGGTAAAACAAAAACAGATAAAGTAACTTTAACTAGAAACTCAGTTCCCGCTGCGTTCTATAATGTTAAAGTAAACATTGCATCTTCTGAAAACCAGAATAATGCACAGTTAGCTCGTAGATATAATGAGTTCAACCCAGTTGTACGCCCTGCTAAAGCCAACGATCCTAAAGTTAAGGATACAATGGAATTCTACAACTGTGTAATCTTTGTTCGTGAGTATGATCCAAATATTAGTAATCACAGAGAATTTAAAGACTCTGACACATACCATTACTACGCTCTTGGTAACATCGGTGATGACAAAAAGACAGATAAAACCAGAATGAATGATGATTCTGACCCCAAAGAATGCATTGTAGAAATTACTGACTACGATGTTGTTTTGGCAGAATTCCCTACTGGTAAAGATGGAATTTGTCCTGAGAGTGAATGGAAAGCTGGAAATGACGCATACGACAAACTGTATGCTGAATATGAATACGAAGCAGAAGTTGAAGATGATGGTACAACAACTTACTCTTTCAAATCTTTTGGTTCTAAATCTTATGAATTTAGATACGAAAAGAAAGGTATTACTGACGAACAGCGTCAAGCAAATATTGATGCGTGGAGAGAGTTCTACAAATTTGTAGTAACATCTTCTGACCAAGAATTTCATGATCGTCTGCATGAATATTTTATCGTTGACTCCGCCCTATATTATTACCTGTTCACAGAAAGATATACAATGGTAGATAACAGAGCTAAAAACTCTTTCTGGCATTATGGCAAATGTGATGATGGTGTATATCGCTGGGACTTATGTTTTGGCTATGACATGGACACATCTTTAGGTATTGACAATGTAGGCAAACTGGTTCTGACATATGGTAAAGAAGATACAGACTATTATGTAGATGGCGATCCTACTTCTTCTTATATCTATCGCGCGGCAGAAAGTACATTCTTCTGTAGAATCCGTGACCTGTTTAAAGATGAGCTGCAAGCAATGTTTGTTAACAGAGAAAGTGCTAATGCGTGGAGTGCTACAAGTTTGATTGAACAATTTGATAAAGCACAAAGTGAATTCCCCGAAGAAATTTGGAGACTTGATATTCAAAGAAAATATCTGAGAACTTACCTTGGTATTTCTATTGATAACTCTATCGAAGGCGCACAAACACCTCGTTTCTTAGAAGAAATGCTGAATGGCCGTAAAAAATATCAGCGTAGAATGTTTGAACGCAATCAGGAGTTGTATTTTGCAACAAAATACTTTGGTACGACAGCAACTGCAGACCAAATTATGATGCGTTTCAACAACCCCGTTGGTGCCGCAATTAAACAGGATTTCACACTGTATATTACACCATATTCTGACATGTACCTTGGTGTTAAGCGTGGCAACACAACACCTACAAACTTTAGAGCAAAAGCTGGTGTAGAATACACAATTCCTTATGATGGCGACACAGCAGATATTACACTGATTTATGGTGCAAGCTTCATTCAGGCAATTGGCGATCTATCTAAATGTTATATTGGTGATAATGACTTCTCTAAAGCATCCAGACTGCAGAGCCTTGTAATTGGTAGTGATGCAAATGGATATGCTAACACATATCTAACACAGCTGACACTTGGCAATAACAAATTGCTTGAATATCTGGATATCAGAAATACAACTGGAATCAACTCTGTTGTTGACCTATCTCAATGTAACAATCTGGTTGAGCTTAGAGCTGAAAACTCCGGTGCAACAGGTATCATTTTTGCTAATGGTGGAAAACTTGTGTCTGCATACATTCCTGCAGTAATCTCTCTAACAATGAAGAATCTGAATTATCTGGAAACATTTGAGATGTCTGGATATAACAATCTTCAGTTCTTAATTGTGGAAAATACACCAGCAGTGAACACATACAATATCATCAATAACGCACCTATGTTAAACACATTGCGTTTAATCAATATGAACTGGGATGCAAGTTATAATCTGGAAAACACATCTATCTTAGATAGAATGTTAACATTCAGAGGTGTTGACTCTTCTGGTTACACAGTTGATCAGTCCATCTTAACTGGTACTGTACATACAACAGTTGCAAAAGAAAAGAGTCTACAAATTTATAAAGATGCGTGGAGTGATTTAAATATTACTTACAATACATTAGTAAATCAGTTTACAGTTACTTTTGTGAACGCAGACGATAATGAAACTATACTGGATGTACAATATGTAGATAAAGGTGGATACGCAGTAGATCCTCTGACTAGAACTGACAACCCTATTCCTACCCCTACTTTAGAAAGTACAGTAAGCACAAACTTTACATTTAAAGAATGGGATACTCCATTAACAGGACAGGTATTTAGCGATAAAGTTGTTAAAGCAACTTATTCTGAAAGTGTCAGAAATTATGTTGTGACATATTCATCTAAAGGCACAGTTCTACAAACAACAACAGCCCCTTACGGGTCTATAGTACCTTACGATGAAGATCTGCCACTGTATACAGCAGAAGAATCTGCATATAAATATTATCTGTTCAGCCACTGGGACAATAGTGGACTAGTTGATGGCAACAAAAATATTAATGCGGTATTTGATTCGTTTGAATACTCAGAAGGATGCTTTGACAACAAAGAACTTTCTGAAATGAGCAAAGTTGAAATTTATGCAATGATGAAACTTGGCCTAGAACAAGATGTGCTAACAATCAAAGATAGTATCAATTTTGAAATTGGTCATGATTTCCACGCAGATGATATCGAAGAAACTGTTATTATCAACGAAAAAACTGATTTTGATGGCTCGAACTTTATTGACACTGGTATTGTATTAATGGAAACTGATTGTTCTTGGACATTAGCATGTGATTTCTCATTTGCAGAAGGAAATGCAGATGGTGCTACTTTGATGCAGTGTATGCAAAATAATGGCATGAATGGTTTTAAACTATACAATTCTTACACTGGTGTAAAATTGGCTTGGAACAACAAAACCGCTATTCCTGCAAATGGAACAAATAGAGAAATGCTTGTGCTGAGACATGAGGCAGGCAGCAATACTGTTCATGTTTACATGAGTAATATTAGCCAAGAAGATATTTCAATTGAGACATTAGTAGCACCGAGAGTTCCAGAACATAATTATTCTTTAATTCTTGGCGCAGCAAAAGCCGATGACGGTTTTATTGAAAAACACTGTAAAGGTACTATTTATTGGTGCAAACTGTGGAAAGCTGATCTTGGCGACAAAGTATGTTCTGACATTGCTCAATGGACTCACGAAGTTATCCCTATGGAATTGGCTAAATTTAGAGCACACTATTTAGCAAACGAACATACAAAAATGTCAAAAATGACATTCTTGGCAACAAATCTGATGAGCATGAACTCTATCATCTATGAAACAAGTAGTAACTCTGGTGGTTGGGCAGATTCAGTATTGAATAGAAAGCTGAATACAAGATTGGTTAAGGCAATTTCCCCTCTATGGAAAGCGCTAATCAAACCAGTTGTCGTTAGTTCTTCAGTTGGTGATAAATCGTCCGAAGTGTCTAACTCTAATTGTTACTTCTACATTCCAGCTGTGTATGATTTGGATAATTCAAAAAATACAGAACCATATTCATACGAAACCAACGGATGTGTTTCTTATATAACAAATCCTACAATGAGAAAAAGAGCGAAAGTAGATACGCCAGATGTTTATGAAGAATATTGGACTCGCTCTCCTAATGTGGCTTCTACATCTTATTGGTGGCTGGTTCAAGCAGATGGTACTACTTACAATATCAAATCACCAAACACTAATAAATATGGTGTTCTATTAATGTTCTCCTTTGGCGTGTAAAAAGAAACGGAGGGTCTTAATGACCCTCTTTTTTTAATTGGAGGCAGTTATGTTTTGGAAAATCACTTTAAACGATAATGTTGTGGACTTGTTGTCACAACTTCAATATGTGCGATATCAGCAAAAACACAATGCTGTACTGCTATGTGAACAGGAAATTGCAGAGGCTGTATTATCATCTGATGGACAAAAATGCTTTCATATTGATGGTTTGTATAATTTTCAGCCAGACAATACCGAATATCATATTGAAGAAATTTCAGAGTCCACTTATGTCAAATTAAAAAAACAATTAGAAACGGAGGGATAAAATATGGCTCTTATACCTCAATATTATCACGCTTCAACTCATGAGGTTGCACAGCAGAGTTTAGACAGAGGTTATCTAAGATATCCCGCTGTTTGTTTTATTGAAGAGAGTCAATCTTTTGCGTGGGTAACACAAGCTGGTGTGCTTGTCCCTATTTGTGGCTACGATCAAATTACAGAAGTCGTATATAGCAACAATGTATTGTATTTCAAGAATGGTGCAAAAAATTTATGGGCTGTTGAAATTGGGCTGGATGCCGCAACAGTTGATGCACTGAAACAAGAAATTATCAATAGCATTTCCTTGGACTCTTACGCAAAGATGGATGATGTAGTCACTGTTATCAATGGTAAGATCGGTGATTATGGTGAAGCAGAAAATGTTATTGATTATATCAATAATCGTAAATATGCAGATTTAGAAGACAAACCTATTCTGCATTTATATGGCAGTCTTTCTAATGCAATTATCGTATCTGAATTAGAAGATGGTGTTTATTGTATTACTGGACAGTATGTTATCGGTGGAGATTATGAAGCAATTCATTCTGGAAGTAAAGATGCGCTGTTTACAGTTGAACACTCTGGCACAGATATTTTTGTTACAAAAGTATCTGGTAAACAAATTGTAAGATTTATTCTGGACAAAGATTTCCACTGCGAAACAGATAAATATATCACAGAACAGTGGATGTCCGCACAAGATTTTCTAACAAAAGACGAAGTAGAAGCATATGTTGCAGGATACTTAAAAGCAGAAATCAATGACATTGTCGAAGAAACAATTGCTCAACAGTTTGATCAAAAGATCGACGAGGCATTTGCTGAAAGACTGTATGATATTGAACACAACGACATTGCAAATCTTTTTGAATAATTTATAAATAAAGACACCTTGAGTGTTTTTATATAGTTACTATTTTACTATTTTATTTTAATTTAGGAGGTCATTTATTATGGCAGAAATCAAAACATTCAATTTCATGACACTGGAAAACCTGACAACATATCATGGTGAACTAAAATCTTGGGTAGAAGGTCAGATTAGCGATGCAACAGCGTCCAGCATCAAAACTGTATCCATCTCTAAAGATGAAACAACAGGCGTTTCTACAATGCACTTCTATACAGTAGATGCTCCTGTAGGCGAAGCACAGGCTGCATTTAGCATTGAACTGCCTTATGACTACTACACAACAGAACAGATTGATGGTTTTATCGAAACTATCAATGGTAATATTGACGCACTATCCGCAAAAGTTGGTGTAACAGCACTTGGTGAAGGCGAAACAGTAATGGGCAGAGTGGCAGATGCTGAAGGTGACATCGTTGACCTGAAAGCAATCGTTTCTGCACTGACAGGTGACGAAGAAGGTTCCGTTGGCTCCATCACTGAAGCTATCGAAGATGCAATCGAAGCTCTGGATCTGGCAAATACATATGAAGCAAAAGGCGCTGCTGAAGAAGTTCAGGGTGCTCTGGATTCTTACATTGAATCTAATGATGCGGCTGTTGCAGGCAAAGCTGATAAAGCAACAACACTGGAAGGTTATGGTATCACAGATGCTATGACAGCAACTGCTATTGCAGAAGCTATCCAAGCAGCTGTTGAAGCAGAAGCAGGCCTGAGAGCAGAAGCTGAAGCAGCAATCGCAGAAGATATTGCAGAAGTAGATGAAAAAGCTGATGGTATCGATGCAGCGCTGACACAGTACAAAACAGATAACGATGCTCGTGTGAAAGCAATCGAAGATGACTATCTGACATCCGTTGAAAAAGCAGCTCTGGATGAAAAAGACGCTGAACTGGAAGCAGCTATCGAAGCTGAAAAAGCTAGAATGGACGCTTTCATGAAACTGGAAGATGGTCAAACACTGGACGAAGCTCTGGATAGCCTGAAAGAACTGCAGACATACATCACGTCCGAAGCTGCGGAAGCTGATGTAATCGTTGGTAAAGTAGCTGCTCTGGAAGCAATCGTTGATGGTATTGGCGGCGAGGGCGAAGAAGCTACAGTTGTTGCTTATGTTCAGAAAGCAATCGAAGCTCTGAAAATTGGTGACTATGCAACTGTTGAAGCCCTGAATGGTGCAATCGAAAGAATCGCTGCTAATGAAAAAGCTATCTCCGATATGGATACAGCTTACAAAGCAGCAGACGCAAAAGTTGTTGAAGACATGACAGCTCTGGTAGAAGCTGAAAAAGAAAGAGCTATGGCTGCTGAATCTAAAGCACAGTCTGATGCTGAAGCAAAAGCTGCTGAACTGGACGCTGCACTGAAATCTGAACTGACAGAAATAATCAATGGCGTTGACGCTAAATTTGCTGGCTACTACACAAAAGAAGAAGCAGACGCTGCTATCGATGCTGATGTTCTGGTTGAAACAAATAGAGCTACAGCAGCAGAAGAAGCTCTGTCTGGTAGAATCGACACTCTGGAAACTGTAGTACATAGTGTTGAAGCTATCGCTGAAGATGACATCAAAGCTCTGTTTGCATAATAGTCTTATTAAATTGTTAGAATTGGGCAGTGTAAAAACTGCCCTTTTCTTTTTAACATTATATTGGAGGAGAATTTTATGATAAATCAATATAAATTTCTCGATTATAATGGTGTAACCACATTAAAAGAGGAACTTGATAAAGAACTTTTATATAAAGCAGACAAAGAAAATGTTGCTTTTATTAGTGAAGAAGATGATGAAGACATTGTTGTTGCAGAAACTGGATCTAAATATGCAGGAACAATTCATCGCTTTACAGTTGAAGTAAATTGCGCCCCCATGTATATTCCAGAAGACAATCTTGGCCCAGAGTTTAATGACAGCTATCAACCATACACTGATTATGGTGTGTTAATTTTCCCTGATTCTTATACAGATAAAGGCAAAAAAACTCGTCTTGTAATTAGCGCACATGGTGGCGGTGGTACAGTTACAGCAGATAGTTCTCAGGCTGAATTCCAATCTATTTCAAGATATTTGGTTGCAAATGGATATGCCGTAATGGATGTTAACGGATTACCAGAACAATATGCGATTGAGAAAGGAAATCTAAGACTTCAGGACTCTGTTGGTTCTTTCATTGCAATTCAAAGCCATATTAAAGCATACAATTACGCAATGGAAAACTTTAATTTCCATCCAGAAGTATTCTTAGTTGGTATTTCTGAAGGTGGCATCACTACAACCAACATTGTTTTACATAGCCATATTCCTGTTTTGGCACAGGCTGGTTGGAGTCCTGTGTTAGACACTTATAACCAGATTTGGCTTGATCCTTGGCCTTGGTGTTCTGTAAATGGCCCCGGCGCAGTTTTAGCCAATGTTTACGGATTTGATTTAGATCCAGAATCAACATCTACTAAAGATAGATTAAAATGGATTTATGATGAAAAGAAAATCATGGGTTACAATCCAATGAAATGCAATGTCACTACTGGAGCTGATGGTCTTGAATATAGACATTATCGTTGCCCAGTTAAATTCTGGCATTGTATGGACGATGATACAGTTCGCTACGAACCAACAGAAGCATTTATTAAAAGTATTCAAAATGCTGGTGGCACCGCTTATTTAAAACTATATGAAACAGGCGGACACGAAACCGCTTATGTTGGAGATCCTGTACCCAATCCAGTAGGCAATACAATTGCCTATGATGGTACTGAAATTGAAATTAAACCCGTGTGCGAAGAAACCTTCTTATTCTTCAAACGCTTTGAATAAAGGAGGGTTAATAAATGAATGAAAACATCAAGGTTCGTTGGTTAACAGACAACGAACAAACAAAAATTGCGCCTAAAACTTTATCTTCTCAAGTGTTTAACGAAGATGGTTCTTTGTACAAAGATACTGTTGATGCATCTATCAGATCACTAGACGAAACAAAAGCAAGCAAAGAATATGTTGAAAATTTGTATCAAAAATTAAGTTCAAATACAGTATTAGGCTTTTATTGTATTGAAGATGTAGCGGTTGTTACCAACGGTATTTCCAAAGTATACCCTGCAAACTCAAATGTTGAAATCACATTTGCTGAAGGTGATACATTTGAAATTGTTACAGTATCTGAGAATTCTATTTTATCATTAACTTCATTCCCCGGCGCTTTAGCAACATATTATCCTTGGCTTGAAGGTGTTAAATTGTTCTCAAATATTCTGTTTGATATGAATGATGAGGCTATGTATTCTAAATGGAGCCAAGGCAACCAAGGTGCTTATCAAGTGCAATTTGCACAATATACAAACTGTATTTTTTGGAGCGATAATCCATACATCAGTGATGTTAGCAAAAGAACGAACTATACACTATGTAGTAGTACCCAACTACCTCTGTGTTATTCAACTATTCCTGAAAACACATTTAAGTCTTTTTACCTTGCATTTGGCGTAAACAGTGACCCTAACTGGAGTAATCAATTGTATAAAGATAGTTTTGCGCAAGCAACATGGGCAACTCAAGCATTTAGCTATTATGGGGCAAGAGTTGTTGGTTTCCCCGGTCATGATTCTTCTAGATTCACTATTACATTACCAAAAGATTGTAGAGGTCTGATGTTTGACGCAAGAAACATTGAGTGTGCTGGTACTTTTGATGCAGTTAATACAACTAACTTTGGTGCCAAATCTGGCAGCTGGAGAGAAGCTTTTGGTAGCTGTCCTTCTTTAAGAAGATTGTATATTAAAAATCTTAAAGTTAATTTAAATATTTCATGGTCGCCTGTAGATTATGATTCTATTTCTTATATTGTTTCTTCTGCGGCAAATACAAGCGCAATCACAATATCTGTTTCTCCACATACATACAATCTGTTAAGTCAGGAAGATTTTGATTTAGCAACAAGTAAAAATATTACTATTGCATTAATTTCTACTAATTATTCTGAAGATAAACGACTTGGTGAAATTGCCAATAAAGCTGATATAACATATGTTGACGAAGTTGTTGAAGCCGCAATTGAATGGGGAACTTTTTAATTTGTAAAACAAATTTTAATTTATAAGGAATAAAAGGAGATTATAATATGTTTATTGGAGAAATTGGCATCAATCATAATGGCGATTTAAATATCGCTTTACAACTCATCAAAGAAGCGAAACGCTGTGGTGTTGATGTTGTTAAATTTCAAAAACGGAATCCAGATGTTTGTGTTCCAGAACATCAAAAAACACAAAAACGCATCTGGAAAAATGAAGAAATGACATATTTGGAATACAAATATGATGTTGAGTTTGATCAAACTGAATATGATATTATCAATGATTACTGTAAAAAAAATGGTATCCAATGGACGGTAAGCGTGTGGGATGTTGACAGTGTTGAATTTATGAAAAGATATACTGATGACATCCCATTTGTTAAAATACCAAGTGCGTGTATTACAGATATGGAATTGTTAAATGCGGTTAACGAATGGGGCGTACCTGTAATTATTTCAGATGGAATGAGTACAGAAGAAGAAATTAAAAATGCAATATCTGCACTAAATAATCTGTGTGGAATTATGCATTGTAACAGCACATACCCTGCTTTAGATAATGAACTTGATCTTAATGTTATAACATCATATCAAAAAAAATATCCGCATCTAAAGGTTGGATATAGTGGTCATGAAGTTGATACATTGCCTACAATTGTCGCTATGTCTTTGGGCGCCGAATTGATTGAGCGGCATATTACGCTAGATAAAAACATGGAAGGTTCTGATCATAAATGTAGTTTAAATATTGACGAACTGAAAAAACTATTAATAGACCTTGGTCGTATTAAAAAAATATTGGGTAATAACACTGTAACATTATATGATTCAGAATTAATAATGAAAAACAAGTTGCGAAAATAATGTTCTAAGGTGGTGATTATCATAGCAAAATTAAAATTTTTACGAGGTAGTGCCTATAATATGATGACAAACCCACCGCCATTTAATGATGGATATATATTTAACTGATGATGGAATGTTATATTCAGATTTTTTAGATTCTACTTCTGGTAATGAAAATAGGATAATGATTAACAGAGATACTGTTGTTTTAGAGCAAGTATAGCCGATAGGATCTATTTACATGTCTGTTATTAATGCAAACCCATCTGTATTATTTGGATTTGGAACATGGGAACAAATTAAAGATACATTTTTGCTTGCTGCTGGGAATAATTATGAAGCAGGAAGCGTTGGTGGCGAAGCCATTCATACATTAACAGTTGATGAAATACCAAGTCATAATCACACTGCGTCATTATCTGAAAATGGCGCACATACTCATCAAATTGGCGCAGATAAAGATGCAGTATATAATTCTAGTGGTGGATGCTATTCTGTTCACAGAGCTACAACAGGCGCCGATTATATTCTTGGTGCAACAACATCAAATGGAAATCATATTCATGATATTACAATTAATAATATTGGTGGCAATGTAGCTCACAATAACATGCCTCCATATTTAGCAGTTTATATTTGGAAAAGAACCTCTTAATTAAAAGAGAATTTAAAAATATTTTTAAGTTAATTTTGGGAATGTCTATATGGCATTCCCATTTTTTTACCTTTTTATTTAAATAAAAGAAAACGTCCTGCATAAACAGGACGAATTCTTTTGGATTTAGAAAGATGGAATTGACTGTGGATCAACTCAATCAATATTATCAATGATTTCTTTAGCTCTGTCAAGTGAGATGTCTTTTTCTTTAATTGTCTGCAACAACGCTTCGATTTTTTCTTGTTCTAACTGTTTGTATAACTCTTTCAACTGTTCATTTAATTCATGTAATTCCTGTTCTTTAATTTCGATGGCGTTCTGAGCTTCCATGATCAGTTCTGTCGTTGTTTTGTTATTACGAGGTCTTCTTGTTCGTGCCATATATAAATCCTCCTTAAAATCAATTCTGTGAGCTTGTACCAACACTTTACATTTTAGATTATACTCCATTTTCTAAATTTTAACATTTTAATTTTTCGCAAAATCAGACTTGTACTTTCATATTTGTCTACGACAAAATATTTTTTTGGCAATCTTTCACGAATATTATCTTCTTTAATACTACAAATTGCACATTCATTTTATTAAAGCAAACAACACATCCAAAACTTTCCTCCTTTCTTAGAGAATTGTTTTGCAGGTTTCACAACAAATGTATGTTCTGATTACCTCAGTGATTACCTTTTGATTACTTGTCTTTTGTGAAAATAAAAAATCCCTTGATTTCTCAAGGGAAAATACAGATATAAGACTGCGCCTGGTGGGACTCGAACCATTGGCGAACATTCATATTTTCCCAGAAAATCAACATTTTTGTCGATTTTATTTGATTACCTTTGATTACCTCGCGATTACTTTGGGCATAAAGTAACCATATGATTACCAGTATGATTACCTTACTGCTTTAATCTGAAAATCAGGAATGCTGCTAATGATTTCAGACTTTCTATCAAGGCTTTTTCTGTTCCTATGATAGTGTCGTTCAGTACAGGCAATACTTGTATGACCCATCATATCAGTAATCAATCTTGTGTCTACGTTGTTGTCGATTAGAATAGAGCCGTAAGTTTTTCTGATTTTATGCGGTGTCTTGTGAGGTATGCCAAGATATTTACAGATTTTTCCCAACCTATTTCTAAACATATTGGTTGTCATTCTTCTTCCATCTTTCATAAAGATGAATTCGCCAAAAGGATTCTGCATTTTTAGCCTTTTAACAATCCATAAATAATCATCTGGAATGATTACATTTCTTACGCCAGCTTCAGTTTTAGGGAAATGTTTAATGCCATAAATGCAAGTATGTGCATCCTTTTCTTTGTATCTTGTTTCTGTTTTTCTGATCTTAACCACTCTGCCATCGTCATCAAAATCTGAAGATTGTAGCACCACCAATTCACCAATTCTCATACCTGTAACGAATAACAATATGATACCAAGATTGTAAATATCAATGTTTTGAAACAGGTATTCCATGATTTTATCCGTCTCTTCTTCGTTGAAGACTTCTTGACAATCTTCTTTGATCACTTTCCTAAATTCTCTGTCTTGAATGTCTAATTCAATAAATACATCTTCAATATGAAAGTCAATAAACTTGTCTCTTTTTGCTCTTTTAAACATGCCTTTGACAAGTGTTTTCAAATTAGAAAATGCTTTTGCAGTCATGTTAAATTTAGGAATTTGATGTTCAAGAAAATCTACTAAAAACTCTTTTGTTACACTTCTGATTTTCATATTTTGAATATCGCTGAAATGTCTTTTGAACAATGCAATGTTTCTAATATATGTTGCATCAGAAATTTTTTGTAACTGAAGTTTGTGATCATTCCATCTGTCAAATATTTCTTGAAGAGTTGGATTTTCGACTTTTGCTTTCCAGTAATCGATAACAACTTTTTCAATTTCTTCTCTCGTATTCCTTTTGACCAATTTACGTTTTTCGGTATTGTCATCTTGGATATAGGTATAATGCTTACCGTTATTGCCTTCCCAAATGGAATACGGATGTTGGTTTAAATATTTTTCATTTTCACGCATTTGAATTTCGTGTTGGATGTGTTGTAAATCAAGTATACCATTTTCCAGAGCGAAATTCAATAATTCCTCTTTGTTCATAATTATCACACCTTTGTCTTTTGTATAAGTAGTAAATTTTTTATCTTACTTATTACTTCTACAAAAAGTGCGTCACTAACACCGATTTTTTTTACGATGTCAGAAACGCACTGTGATGTGATATATAATGTGTTATTGATATGTTTTATTCCCAACTGATTTTTAATTTATATAGAAGACGGTCTGCTTGCATATCTGTAATTGTTGTCTTATACCCAAGTTTTGTTAAATCTCTCATAATTGAAAATGTTATATTTTCATATTCTACATCCGTAATAAGATCTCTAGCAGGGACATTAACAAATACATATGTTTCACGAAAACCTTGTTTAGCGGCGTTGTAAATCGCTCTACCATATATGTTGGTGTAAGTTTCAGCAATACATCTAGCCTCATTTGCAGTAATCATAGAATCACCTCATAAAACGGAACTTTCATTACTGTTTGCCTGTGCTGCCAATTCCGCCTCTGTCCTGACCGTCCAGAAAATCAACTTCTACAAAATTAATCTTAGGTTGGTTTTCTACAATTCTGAATTGGCAAATTCTATCATTTACATGAATCTCTGTATCTTTCAATGCGTATGCAGGATATCTCCAGATATCATTATCGCCACAATAAGAGTTGTCAATGACTGCCTGATGGTTTGTCTGAATGATGCCAAAGTTTTTGAACGTACTTGATCTGGGAACAATATGAGCTTCGTAACCTTCGGGAAGTTTCATGCTTACACCAAGGTTAATCAGTTTAAACTCACCAGCTTTCATTACAACATCTTCGGCTGCTCTCAGGTCGATCCAATCAGATTTGCCATCAATGTATGTCAATTTTTCAATGTCTTTGTTGTGGTATTTAATTTTAATTTCTTTCATGGTTTCTTTCTCCTTAATTTCTAATAAAGACTGTTTCTTTTCTCCAAAATATCCTTTTGGAACTTCATATAATTCAAAAATCTCATTATCCAATCTTCTTTTTGCAATCCTGCGTTTCATTCTTTTATTTTTAGAATGTTGTCTTTTATGACATGGATAATCTTCAATTAATGAATCTTTGTGTATTTTACCTTTGTATGTATTATTTGTTTTCATTTATCGCATCTTACTCCCATATATCAACTAACTCATATCCGACTGTTAATTCATCGGTATCAAATTCGTCAATAATATCTTCATATTCGCCTCTTAGAATTGCTTCAATTGCTTCTTCTTTGGAGTCAGCACCAATATAACCTCTCAGGATTTTATAGCCATGTGCAATTTCAAAATTATATGAATTCATTTAATTACCTCCTGATGAAATCACCATTTCATTGGCATTTCGATCTTCGTTTGAGCCAGTATTTACTGGGTTTTACGAAGGTCGTTTTTTTGATTTTTCTAAAATAATTTCATTACACCCAAATAATATCTTCAAGTTTGCCAAAATACATTGGTAATACTACATACTTAAAAATATTACGGTCAATATTTTTATCACACCACACTTTCCCACATCTTTGACCATGACAATTTTCAGTTGTAGGAAACCATCTTAAGATTGTTCCATCAGCAAACTCTGTACGCATATGATTTCTACCATTAATTCTGTTTAGAACTTCTTTGCCACATGTTTCTTCTATTTTACACATTAGGTCACAGGCAGTTTCAAATGTTAATCCGGCAATTATCCATCTTTTTTCATACATATTTTCTTGAGTCATTACATATCAATCTCCTCTTGCATTACATACGCATCAAAAGTATTTTGCATCAAAGATAATCTTGTCCACAGTCCAGAGCTGCCAATAATAGGAGTACACCACTGAGTAGTTTCTTTAACAGAATTAACGTCAATATCCCCTACCATTTTACCGTCAACAAAATCAAAACCTACATTAATAACAACCGTCTTGCTGTTCTTTATAAAATTCTTATCAATCATATTTGCATTACCGACAGCACTAATAAGGATATCTGCATTCTTACAAACCGCTTTCAGATGTTTTGTTTTAGAATGACAAACAGTTACAGTGCAATCACGATCAAGCAGCATTTTTGCAAGAGGTCTACCAACTAAATCGCTGCGTCCAACAATGACTGCGTGTTTACCAACGAGCCAATCTGCACCCTTACTGTACTCCAAGTAACGAACAATACCTTCCGGCGTACAAGCATTATGAAAGGAATCAATTCTGAAACCATCAACATCCTGATCTGGTCTAATGTATTCCTGAATGTTTACCAATTCTCTTTGTAGGTGTTCAGGAAGAGGTAATTGAACTATGATTCCGTGGAAGTTATCTCTTTCTTTGAAAAGAAATTCTGTCAGTTCTGCGTATGTAAGAGTCTCAGGAAACTTCATCAAGGATGTTTCAATACACACTTCATTGGCATCAGAAATTTTACCAGCTACATACTTATTGGACGCAGGATTATCACCAACCTGAATGATTAATAGTCTAGGTCTGGCATGTCCTTTACGAATATAATCTTTTACATTTTCATGCAATTCTTCTTTCGCATCTCTTATATACTCTGCAATATGTTCTTTTGTACAAAAAACTAATTCACTCATTTACCCACCCTCTTTTTCACATATCTAACAACAGCAATACCGCCAACAACTCCTAAAATAAAACCAATAACACCACTTGTTACAACAGATCCGTTAATAAAAATTTCCTGCACAAAATGACAAATTAAAAAGGTCAACAGTGTTAAAACAACGGCTGTTTCAAAATAAAATATGTTTGCAAACTTTTCTAATTCTTGTTCCAGTTTGTGTTTTCTGATAATGCTATGCATTGCCATTCCCTGTGTGATATACAAAACAACTGCAATAGATAGCAGCATATCAACCACAGCAACATATGGTGTGCTAAAGTTAATTGTCATATTATTCTTCTCCTTCTTTCAGATTATCTTCACCATTTCTGATAAATACTTGATGGTTTAAAACGATTACGTCATCGAATCCGATTAATTTGGCAATTACAAACCGACCATTTTCGTTAATGCAAGCCTGTTCTTCCTCTTGGTTATCAGATCGAATAATTCTAGTCACCTGAATCGTATCAATGATAGTGTACTCATTCATCTTCTTCTCTCCTTTTATATCTTATCTAATGCGTCCTGCAACTGTTCTTTCAGTCCGGTAACGAATTCTTCTTTTGATAAAATCTCGATTTCATCAAAATTCAAACTTTCGATTTTAAAGCTGCCTGAACGCTCGTACACAGATGGCAGAGATGTTTGAAAGTTTTTGCCGATATAATAGCCAGTGTATTGCAAACCACCTTGCAGAACTTCCGCTTTTAACGGACAGAACTTGCAATAGACACCAATTCCATTATGGTAGAAATATGTATTGGAAATTTCTTCGTAATGTTCTAAGTAGAAATTTCTGAATTTCTGTTCTGCGTCCGCTTTTTCTTTTTGAAAAAATCTTAAAGCAAATAGTGTATTTTCCATTATTACTGATCATCTCCAAAAATTGTTTTTCTCGCATCTTCAAAAATTTGATTTACACCATTTGTAAATTCTTCTTCTGAAATCTCTTTTATACTTCCCATAGAATCAAGAGAGTAATAAGTTTCTTCAATAGCATATTCGATGATGCCATCATAGTTATAAAATTTTGAAATAGCAGTGAAATGAAGGTAGTCCCCACTTAATTGAGTTGGTTTAAGATAATAACCTCCACAGGTATCATAGAAATATTTATTTTTAAATTCATATGATTCATACTTACGAACTTCTCTGCGTAATTCATTTTCACGCTGACGAAGATCTTCTAAATCCTTCCTAACTTGTTTTAATTCTTCTTGTTTCAGATTGTATTCTTGTTCTGTCATACTCTACCCTCCTAATGAAATTTGCATTTTATAAATTACATATAATTTGAAAAATGTTCTTTAATATAATGAGTGATTCTTGCACAGTCATCACCATAATCCTCATCTTGCATGTCAATTTGTATCCATTGCTCAATTAAATATTTTCTCATGTGATAAACTTCAACACGCATTGTAAACTCATTATTTTTCGGGACTAAATCACCATTAAACATATTTTCTTGGATGTAAACTTCTAATACTAAACATCTATCATCCTTACCATCAATTACTTTTAGATAACTGCCACCACTCGTATAAAGTCTACCAGTATAATCTTCTCGTAACTGATCATTTAATTCTGCTTCAAGTTCCATAATTTCATTATTAATCAAACCTTTTTGATAATTTAGTTCTGAAATCCTAACTTTCTTTTCTTCATTTGTCATATCGTCACTCCAATTCAATAATGTCATGGTAGATAAATCTCATCTTATCCACTGTCTTGCTCGTATGCCAATGCCCACAAGCCCACGTTCCATAACTAATAATATCTTCTACATCATCCAGAAATTTTTCTGTTCTTTTATCAACTTTACTCTGATCAACGCCAGCAAGAAAAACTTCTGTCGGTTCATACTTCAATGGACATGTATGAGATACTACGTAGTCAAACTGATGCTTTCTATGATTGATGCTGCACTCAAATGCTTTTCTATCTGCTCTCAGTTGTTTGATAGCTATTTCCATATCTTCTAGCGACATCTGTTCAGATTCAAACCATCTACCGCCATACATGAGGCGTTGCCATTTATCTATTGAATATGCACCGCCAAGAAACAGGAATCTTCTATTCTTAATGCATTGAATAGAAAAGTCATCTACAAATAATAGATTCGGAAATTCTGGTTCAGCCCACGCTAGGATATTGTCGCAGCCAACTTTGTATATGTCATGTTTGTATCCATGACAGTTCCAAGCACGTTCTTCATGATTGCCATGAACTATCACTAGAGTGATAGGCAGATGTGACAGTGCGAGTTTCAGGTGCTTGTCATAGTTGAAAACTGTATCTAAATACCAATTAATCCCGGCATCGCCAGCGATGATCATGATGTCATCCACGGTTGTTTCTATGTTGTTGCAGAAGTCATAGATTTTATCAAAGTTGCGGTGACAATCGCCTGTGACGAATACACGGGATTTGTGATTCATTACTCCTCACCGCTTTCAGTTTTGTCATCTTTCTGAATTGTTTCTGGATCAGATGTGTTGTCAATGACATTAATAACATGGTCAATTTCTTCGCATTTAATTTCTAAATTCTGTACTACATCATCTTCGTCACCAAAATGAAATTCTAATGCATCTTTGATATCTTCATGCATTCCATTACTCATCATTTTTACCACTTCTTCTACGACTGCATCATCTACACCTTCTCCAGATGTCATTGCAAAATTTAGACTTACTTTAAATTCACCTTTGTACTCAATTGTTTTACGACTCATAATTATTCCTCCCATGTATTTTCTTAATTACTTGTTATACCAACAAACATATGGATATTTCTTTACGCCATTCCATGTAAGTCCGTCATCCCAAACGCATATATTAGTTTCTTTTTCTCCGTCATGAAAATAACCAACGCCGTCATATGGTATAATTGATTTACTTTCTAATAATTCTTCAAATTCTTTAAGCGTAAAAATAGTTGCATATTCTATCTCAGCCTGTACTTGTTTTTTAGTTTTCATTTTGTCCTCCATCGTACCCAATGAAACCATCGATTTATCAGCTCAATCTCAATTCGTTGCCCAGATTGCAATTACTTTCTTCCAATATGGTTCGTACTTTTCTAGTTCTTGTTTAATTGCAGCTTCATACTCATCTTCTGGTTTGTCTTTGTAATCGTCATATAAATCTTCTTCAATTTTTTCTTCTAATCTATCTCTGTCTGTAAAAATAGCATCGCCATAGTCGTAATATTCATAGTCAAGAATTTCATCAATGGAAAACCAAATATCAGAACAAAACATCCATTGACCGCAATCACTTATGTTAGCTTCTTCACCTGCGAGAACTACAATTGGCAAATCAGGATTTTCTGTGATCAGTTTCTTTAGTTCTTCTGTTGATTTTGTTATATTAAGTGTTTGTTGCATTTTCTTCATCCCTTCTCTTAATCTCAGCCTTTACATTCTCCCAGAACCTCATCCAGTCTCGTTCATCACAATCCATACCAAAACTTTTCCCGTATTTCTGATGATCTTCAATATCTCTATCAAAACACCACAGAGTCTTGTCACTCAGATATGGAATCAGTGGAGTGATGAACTGAATGGTCATACTTGGTGCATATGTCATTCTGCCAAGACAGTAACGTACAGCCCAGTTCAGTACTGCGCCGAAATCATCATATGTCGGATCAATTTTCAGGTACGTCCCTTTCTTTGTTGTTTTTAGTTCCATTGGTGTCATTCTTACTACCTCTCTTCTTGCTGTTCCATACATAATCTACAAACACATCCCAGTTCATTCTGATCTGTTCATAAATATCAATCTTCTCGCCACATCTCAAACGAACATCGGAGCATACTCTAAATTCTTCAGAAGATAATCTATTAAACTCTTTCTTATCGATATACGGAGGAAATGATGTGATTACGATTTCATGTTCTGCTTTACACCAGAAGTAATACATTAGAGTACAACGAAGTTTCTCTGAAAAATCTTCGTATGTCATTCCATGTTTATTTATGAGTTCGTAAACTTCTTCGCTGAAACGTCCGTGGTCAAAAATGTTGTATTTGTAAATCTGGTCTTTGTTGATGTTATGGCGGTAAACATACCATGTTAGGTTAAAATCTGGTGTTTTCGTTTTCATTACAATTCCTCCAATCCTAACAGCGATGCACATTTTAAACATTCACCATCACAACAAGACCAACATTTTGCTCTTTCGCAATATCTAAGCATTTATGCTCCTCCTTATGGCAGTGTCATTCTTAAATCCCTTTTCACTATTTCTTCTGTAATCATGTCATGTTGGATGTCTGCTTCAGCGCGGATAGCGTTATATAACTCTCTTACATCAGATAAATATATGCATCCTGCAAACCAATCTTTGATTTTATCTTTTACATCTTCTGTGTAAACTGCCATATTTATCACCTCAACATATAAATCATGGCTGTAGCAACCGCATCGTCACTTACATTTTGTTTACGCAGTTCTTTTACCATTGAAATAAATTGCTCACATTTGTCGAAACTAATTTTTCTGAAAACGAAACTGCACAGCTCGTCACAAATGCCATATTCTTTCATCTCTTGTGTAAACTTTGCTTCTAACAGATCTTCCGGCGTAGCAAAAATTTTATCTATCCTAATGGCTCTGTAATCACGTTCTTTTAAATACGCACCTTTATAATAAATTCCACCGCCCATATCACAAACTTCGTCAAACATTGGGGTTACTTCTTCAATAGGAATTAAAATTTTCGAAGAAATTTTTTCGTTCCAATCGATATAGTCTTCGTATTTTACTAATGCTAAAACTTTAAAAAATCTATTGTGAAAATTAAATTTGTAATAACCAAATACCTGTTGCAAATTTTTGCACAAATGAAATCCTGTCTTACACGTTAACGGATCTTTATCTATAGCTGCTACAGTGTTCATATAATATTGCTTTACGTTTCTTCTTATAGACCATGCGCTACTATAGCCACCATCGCATGTCATTGTTTCATCCATCCCTTTGTAACCTTCTACCCATACATAACCACCTTTGGGTTTGCCAATTTCATTTTTAATTTTTTTAATATCATTGTCTGTTAACACCTGACCGTCATCAAACGTTAATGGTTCAAGATACTTGTTGAATAATACCATTTGATACACCTCTCAATTTTGTTGATAAATAATAACCATCTAATATTTACTTCTACTTTCCTTCGCAATCTGACACCGATTTTTTCAATAAAAAGGAAGTGAGCTGCGATAGCCCACTTCCAATCAAAGATATGTTTTGTTTTATTTCATCATACTGCTTATGTCAAACATCATGTTACCATCAGACATAACGGAAGGCATTTTACCATCCCATTTTTCAAGGAATTCCATTTGGATAACTTTATCTGTGATGGTTCTATTTTTCAGTTCATACGCTTCAGCTTCGGCTTTAGCAGTCGCTACTTTCTGTTCAGCCTCTACTTTGATTCTTGCTAGATCTTGTTCAGCCTTCAGAGCTTTCTGCTGTGCTGTCTGTTTTTCTTCAATGGCTTTATTGAATTCTTCAGAGAAGTCAAAGTCAATGATATTTACATCTTTTACAATCATCCCGTAATCTTCCAGTTTATCTTGAATCTCTGCACACATTTCCATAGATACTGTATCTCTGGACGCAATCAGTTCTTCGGCTGTGTATCTGGCAGTTGTTGCTTTGGATGCTTCTTGAATTGCAGGTCTTACAATTGTATTTTCTGGATCGTTACCGATTGTCTTATAAATCTTTGTAGAACTTTCTGGTTTGATGCTATAGTTCACAGAGATTGTAGAATGAATCTGTTGCAGGTCTTTAGATGCACTGTAAGCGTCCACATCTGTTCTTACAACTTTGTTGTTTACTGTTACGATTTTCTGAACAAATGGAATATGGAATTTTAAACCAGCATCCAGCCCTTCGTCACTGGCAGCACCAAATGTTACTCTGACACCAGTAGAGCCAGAAGGAACGACAGTTGTACCAAACATAAATGTCATAACAAGCAGAATTGCGATGACGGAAACGAAACCAATTTTTCTTTTAGCCTTTGCATCCTTGTCTTTTGTCAATGTTTTAAAGGCGTGAATGATGCTATCAAGGTTTGCTAGAATCGCACCAAGAATAGCAATGCCGACTACAATTTTAATAATAAAAGCAATCATTATTTACCTCTCTTTTCTTATATGTCTTCTTTTGTTATTCTTTTACGTATAGCCCACAGTGACATTCTCCAGATTCTTGTTCTCTAAATTCTTTACACATACATTTTGTATCATCTGTTTTTTCAATGCGACATGGACAGTAATTATTGTTTTCTTTTAATTTTTGTCTGATTTCTGCAACCAGCTCAGTATCATCTGATACTCTAATTTTCATTTTAACTCACCTTTTCTGCAAATTGATTGTTAGACGCTAAATAAACTCCTAACACTTCATCAAAATGTTTTTCATGATTTGGAACATATCTGCCAAATTTAACAATGATATTTTTGTATTTTCTTAATATTTCAATTTCATGTTTGATCTCATCAGGATAATAGCCTGTGTAAATCACAATATCGTCATAACACTGATTGCTTCTAAAGGTAGAAACAAATTCAATCAACTCATTAAATTGTAAAAATGGCTCTAACCCACCAATGACAATCGCTTCTGTAATAGGATTAGAAGTATACCTACGGAATATTTCATCCGTAGGTACTTCAATCATTTCAGATGTTGCTAATTGAGAATTTTGACAGATAGAATGATCTAAACCTTGTTCTACACAACATTTCCAATTGCAGGTTGTTGTTCCCAAAAACATTGATGGTTTTTTGTAATTTACAAAATCTTCGTCAACTAATGCTTTTAATCTCAATTAACCAATCTCCTTCATACGATCCAGCTCATACCAGTCACGTTTAGCAAATTCTTCTTTTCTTGTGGAAGAATATGTGTCTGTAGGTGTTAGGAAACCTACAATTCTTTGCCATGTAGTTTGAACAGGTTCTCCGCAATAAGGACATGTATTACCATAGAAACCATGATTATTTTTACATGTACTAATTCTTACACAGAAAGCAAAATACACAACGCCCTGATCAGCAACATAATTTAGCATTTTCCATGCTGTATCAAAATCTTCCAATGGTGCGTCCAGATTGATATGAGCAATAGAACCTCCGGAACAAGCCTTGTCTAGAATTGCACTCAGTCTGATTTTTTCATGTAGAGTTGTTTTAACACCCAGAGGAATCCACTGATTACCATACAGAGGCAGTTCATATTTTTCATGAGGATAGAAGAATTTATCTTTTTCCATCAGGATAGCAGCAGCTCTTTCTGCAGGAATTTCTTCAATATTAATAGAGTAATCCTTATCTTTACCAAATTCATTCTTTGTATCTGTGATACATTTCAGAATGTCTTTAGCAAATTCAACGCCTTCATCAGTGTAGAATGTATTGCCAAACTCGTCTTGATATGTATAGCCGTATTTCTGCAGAGCTTCATATACCCCAATGATACCGATAGTGTTATACTGATTATCCATGCTCATTACTTCTTTAGAATAATTTGGTAGTAGACCTTTTTCGATATTTCTGGAAATGATATGTCTTACACAATCAAGTGCTTTCAGACAGATGATAACTTTATCAACCAAAGATTCCAGATATTCTTCTTTTGTTTTATTTTCATATGCAAGTCTTGCAAGATTAATAGTATTTACTTTGATACTACCAACTTCAAGTGCTGTACCGCCAAGGCTGTTAAAATACCCTAGTTCTTTCACATCAGATACCAGTCTGCAACAGTTAGATAGGCTTGTGATGTCATCGCTAACGAAGAAGTTGCTATCAGCCCATTTCATATTATGTCTGCAACACCATTTGGCAAAATCTTCATCTACAAATTTACCATCTTTACGAAGTAGAGAGAAAGATAAAACAGGGAATGTCATCATGTTCTTACTTCTGATTTCACTTACAACTTCCATGAAACGTTTCTGATATTCAATCATTTCATCAATGTAATCAATCATGAATGTGCCATCTGGGAATTCTTTACCACCAAACAGAGCCTCCATGTAAGAACGGTCAAAAATAGAGAAGTTTGTGAACGCAGATTGATTTACTCTTAGGTAAGGCTGGTTCAGTTTATAAATAATTCTCTGGAATTCCTGATCTCTATATCTCTCAGGTGTGTCTGTGTAATAACCATTTTCTACGTCTTTTTTCCAGAAATAATAGGAATAAATTAGAAAACTAGGAAGCCCGCAAGCGCCACTTGTTCTGTTAGAAGTCCAGCTTACAAATTCACCAACAAAGTCGGTATATGTAACGAGATGCTGTGGAGGCTGTGCGTTAAATTTATCAACAAAATACAGACCTTTTGTAACCAGACCTTCGATATCATATGCAAAGCAATAAGGTTTCATTGTAGCACTGGCTGCATCATGCAGATACATATGACCATCCCATTCATTTCTCAACCAGTCATTTGCTGTTTTGAAACCATATTTTTTGTTCATTTCAAAAAAGATTTTATTGAACGCTAATAGTTTAGAATGTGGTTTGCTCATTTCTGCTTCAAGAGAACAAATATCCTTTGTACCAGCATTAGCATTACCATCAATACTTGCATCTGCTACCGTCTGTTTGTCAACAAAGTTATCGATAAAATCTGTATAACTTAGTTGCTCATCAGAAAAGCCGTTTAGTTTTGCTAGTTCCTCACCGTAATCATTCATCATACGATTGAATGCAGTTGTAAAATTTTTGTTTAGCTTAATGTTAATTTCCAATTACTGTTCCTCCTGTGCATTAATCCATTTATTCGCTGTTGCAAAATCCATCATTTCACCGTTAATCTCAAGGACTGGAACAGTATCAATTCCTTTTTCTTTCATAACGTCAATATCATTCACTTCAGCATAGGACAGATTTTTTTCTTTCATTTTCTTTTCAAGCACATTACATTTTGGACAATGTGTAGAATAAAATGTGATATCCAACTTAATCATCTCCTATATAAATTTTCTTTTGCATCTTCGCAATTTATCTTTCGTATCTTAAAATTTATCTTCAGTAAGTTAAAAGATAAATCAAAGGTCTTTTACCAAGACCTTCAATCTCTCTAATCTTTTGTATTTTTCTGATTCGTAGGCATTGTGATTTTTAATCAGCATATGTACCTGTTCATTACAAATCAGATCCAGTAATAGCTTTCTATCCGTATCAAAGAATTTATCTTCATTCATTGCCAGTCACCTCATCATACATCTGCTTCAGTTTATCTTTATGACAGATAAGATAATACTCATCATAGTCAACCAAGCTGCATTCGTGACATTTGCAAGGCTCTTGTTTAATACCAAGACACTTTTCTTCAACAATGCGACATGGAATTAAATGATTCTGACAATAGGCGATTTCTGACATGCAACCGACACTGCTCTGGTAATCGCCAAACACCCATGCTTCATCGCATTGGGCTAGTAACCAAAGACACATATCAAGGCCTTCCTGATATTCTGTGTAATCGTACATATGACCAAATGCATGAATTGGAGATAGAAATAGGTATTCTGGATATTCGTTATGTAACATACTAATAAGATTTGTTACAACCATAACATTGTCCGCATCTCCACCAAAAGGATGTGATACATAAATTATATTTTTGTAATTCATTAATAACACTTCCTTAACACTCTAATAAGCTTTACTGTGCCTTCAACTGTGTCATAGTGGCTGCGCCAGATTCCTTCTCTATCATGGAAGTTTCCAAATTTTTTATGATCGTGAACAATTCTTCCAATAGCCTTTTTGATAGAACCATCTCGTTTCCACATTCTGATAAATCTTTTATAAACTGGAACATCAAGATAGACAATTATATATCTACGTTTAGTTGCATCAAACTTCATTTCAAACATATCAACACCGTCTGGATCAACAACGTATACATCAGCTTCTTCGCATTGTTCCTGAGTTGCCCAATAGTAGTTGTCGTCAAAAAATGTACTTGCTACAATGTTTTTTGCATTATGATAATCTTCTTTTGTTACAAAGATATGACCTCTTTCACCTTCATATCTAGGAAGTCTAGTTGTATACGAATCGAGCATTTTGAAATCATAGTTATCTTCCAGATATTTAGCAACAGTTGTCTTGCCGGAACCAGATTTGCCTACTAATAGAATTAGTGGCTTGTTATTCATTCAGACACCTTCTTTAAATTTGCAATTGTCTTCATCAATTCATCTTTTGTAGGATAAGCACCACAGCATTTTTCACCTTCTGGACACCACAGTAGATATTTGCAATGAGGAACAAGTTCTTTTGCAAATCTTTCGTTGATTTTTGCAACTTCCTGTTTCATTAAAATAGCAATATCTGTAATCTCATCTTGCGCTCTTGTACACAGTCTTTTAAACATAAATTGAATCAATGCTTCAGGTGTAAATGCGATTGTCAGAATTAAATTTGTAGCTCTGGGCAGAACAAAATTTGCATCTTCTACAGCTTTTTTATAATCAACACCATGTCCAACCAGCATGTCTCTCATCAATTTTCTTCTTGCATCAATGAAAGCCATCGTATCTTCATACAGTTCTTTTACATCATGATATCTTTCAATGTTTTTAGGGATAACATATGTAAAATCATTCTTGTCAACATATCTGAAAGACTGCATGTTTTTTACAATGTTGTTAGGATTTACATCGACAATCATTTCGATTCTATCGCTATAAGCATATTTGTCGATTTCATCATATCTAACACCGATTTCATGACGCATCATTTGCTCCAGAGTACCTCTGTCACCTTCAATCTCAAATTTGATATATTCGCAGCGACTTCCACTCATATGACCACTTTCCTGACAAGACTTACCAACCTTATCAGCAAATTTCTTAGGTGTGTCATAACAAGTACATGCAAATTCACCATGATTTTTGTACAGGTTTTCTAACACTTCAGGGTTTAGAATCTCAACTTTCAATCACATCATCTCCTTATCGTCTCTTCATTTGTTCTTTACTCAACCATCCAGACATCGATGTTTTTCTGTCTACCAAGCTGTAGAGCTTCTGCCGTTGTTTCTACAAAAATATCCAGTTTTTTACCTTTAATAGCACCACCAGTGTCCTCGGCAATTCTTACACCAAACCCATCAATTTCGACGGCTGTTCCGTATGGAATTACTTTAGGATCGACAGCAACGGTTCTACCAACAGTAGGATATACACCTGTGGAAGTTTTAGAATTTGGAAACTGTTCTTTTGAATAGAACGTTAATTCAAACTTTCCAAGATAAGTTTTTTCTTCAACTTCTGGTTTTGTTGGTTCTGTAGTTTCACCAGCAGAGAGTTCATCTTCCGGCATGACCTCATCTGTTTCTGGAATGGTTTCTTCGTTTGTTTGTTCTATTGTTGTGTTTGGCAAAGTATTTCTTCCAAAATATGTATAATGTATAAATGGGAAGCAACACAGGAATAACATAATTGCTCCTACAACAATCTTCTCTTTAGTAAGTCTGATAAACATTACCTCCTTTTTTATTCTTCTATTTCGTCATCAGGGATATTTTTATCTGTGCGAATACCAAGGAAACTAGGGAATTGAATTGACTGTCCGCCATCTTTGTTTTTGCTTTCTTCCTTATATTTAATAGAAACAATTTTACCTATAATTGCTTCTGGATATTCTGCGTAAAATGCCCTATCTTCATCAGAGAACCCAGACCCACAATCTACAAACCAGTCATAATATTTACATTCAATAGAACCCATAATTCCTTTATACTTGCCTTCATCAGAAATATTTACACCTGTACATCTAAGCGCAATTTCTTTAAACTTTTTCAGTTTAATAACACCTGCAGAACGTTTAAATTCATATGGAATGTTTTTGTTTAAAATTAGCCCTTCCCAGCCAAAATCAACGGCAAGATCAAGCCATTTATTTATCTCAGATGTGTCATTGCCTTCATATACCATTTCTACAATTTTTAGATTTTCAACACCAGTTTGCTCAATGATTTTTTCAATATCCTGCATACGTTGTTTTCTTACAGAATATTTTTCAATAGTCTTATCGCCATTGATTGTTTCTACAGGAAAGATATCAAAAATTACAAACTCAATTTCAGGTTTTTCCACCGCATCAGAATTGATAATAGATGCGGACAGACGGAAATTCTCATTATCATCCACTCTATCCACATTCTTTCTGATAAGTTCGCCGTCAATAAAGTATGTATCAAGATTCAATTTATTAATATCATTGATGATGTGTTGCAGACCTGTGATTTGTTTGCCCTGACGAGACAAAAACTGACCATTGCAGTATGTACCACGAAAACCATTTAGTTTCTGACTCAAGAAGAACTTTTCGCCTTTTTTCAGTTTCAACTTGTCCTGTGGAGAACCGAGCTGCACTTTCCATTCAAAGATGAGATTTGGAATAACTTTGTTTACTGTGCGTTTATCGCAGCCAAGCTTCAAAGATTTTGTGATCATCTGTTCGTAGAATTCTCTGTCTTCTTCGTCTTGGGATTTGACAAACGCCTGTGCAATCAGAATGTCATAATCTTTACCAGTATTGTTCTCTTTGAAGTATTCCATACAATGTTCCCAAGATTCTAGCAACATAATGTAATTATCATATCTGATATTCTTCTGCAGAGACTTCGATTTCAATCCTGTTTGAATATTATCATCCAGTAGGAATACAAGGCATTTCTTAAACAGCTCATTATCCTTATTGGCTGCGATAATCGCCTCTTTGTCCTTCTTGCCGGATGTATTCTGTAGTTGCTTGAAAATTTTAATTACTTCTTTCATCAGATTTTTCCTCCGCATCAGGCATGAAATATACCTGCTTTAACATTTCAATTCTTGTCAGCATAATCAGAGCCTCGTCTTTTACAAATCTGCTCTTGGATTTATCTCTGATGAATCTTGCCTGTGTTTCAATCTGACCAAGCAAACCCCAAACATCATATAACTGTTTGAAATTTGGATCTTTTAACATATCCTTTTTGGCTACTTTCTTTTCTTCTTTTGTTTCGTTTTTATTGCTCATTGGTTTCACCTTCACATTTCAATCCAATTAATTTGCCATTTTCATAAATACAAGAGGAAACAATATATTTCTTGTCATCAATAAACACATTGATTTTATTACGTTGCGTATGACCAATATTTTGTTTTCCAATGCGTTTGTACAATTGATACCAATTCATTTTTCATACCTCGTAAAATTGTTGTCGTGCAGACAAAACCGATTTTAAATCCTGCTCTCTATCAAAAATCAATTCTGTATATTCCATAAAAGTCAATTCTTTCTGCAAAGCTTTGATTGGCGGATTTCCTGTATTATAATTTGTATAAACGACAAAAGAATGAATAGTATCTTGTTTTACCGTTCCATCTACGCTCCATGTCCAAAAAAATGTTTTTTGATCAAAATATTTTTTCTTACCAAACAGAGAAATGCTTGGAGTAACGTTCATTACGTTGCACAAATCATCAAACATTGTATTTGAATTCTCATATTTTTCAATTTTGTTTTCAGGAATATCACCATAACACCATTTGCTCGCTTCGCCTTTGATGGTAACAATTGAATCATCTTTTAGTCTGACTAAAATTGTTGTTCTATAGAAATAAATTTGCTTCATTTTATACCTCATAAAATTGCTGTTTTATCAATATGTTGTAGAAACATTGTCGTTCCATATTTCATCTTTACAAACACGTATAATGTTATGACACGCTGGACAATTTATCTTACCGACTAAAGTTTGAAATTCTTTACCATCTTTACTGCCATATATTATTTCTGTTTTTACTTCATGATAGTAAAATCTCAAACGAGATCCGCAATATTCGCAATTAACATATTTAACATCTTTATAACCTCGTCTTAAAACTTCAGGCATAACATTACCTCACAATCTACATGTAATCTCAACCGGAAACGCTTTAATGCCTTCTTTTGCATCTTCATCCCATGTTTCCATATCTTTTTCTGCATACTCTTTTGAATCGTACATCATAGCATCTTCAAATCGTTCTGTCATCTGTCCGGTTCCGTCATGAAATTCAATGTAAGGACTTATTTTACAAAGAATATATTTTGTCTGAAAAATTAACATTGAATCACCTTTTTTACCTCTTTCTGTATGTATTGAATGTACTCGTCCCAGAAACCAAGATAATGAATAAATTCCTTGCCTCTAAGTTGTTCTTTCCTCATCAATACATTCATATCAGCTTTTCTATATTCCTTATGTTTTTTAGGGATATGTCCTGAAATAAAATTCTTTTGAATGTGTGTGAGTAGAACAAATTTTTCTTTTGGCACAGTGCTAACAATATCTTTATACTTTTTCATGTCTTCTTCTGGGATCGTGTACTCTCTAATAGGAAGGTTTTTTGGACTAAACGGAGGGCGCTTCGCACCATATGTACTAGCACGAAGCAGCTCTGCCATTAAGTCTGTGTACTTATCCTTAAACTTCCATAAAAATTCTCCATCTGTTTCTTCGACATCAAAAACAATTTTTAATTCAAGCAAATCTTTTAAATATGTATTAAAGTCGAATCTTTGATTTCCATCTTCTCCAATTTGATATTTCTTTAAAT